TTTATATAATGCCATTTATACGTTCGACTTTACCCTGAAACTCTTTGCGAAACCAATTGAATCATAATCATCAGGAACTACAACTTTGTACATTCCATTAAGATTGAACGTTGCAATCTCTTCAATTGCTTGAATCACTTCAAGCTCATTGTCAACATCAGACAATTCATCAGAAGCACATGAAATTCTTGCTAAGTAAGCACAAGTGTTGTAACCTTTCTGTTGATCAAACGCATTCCATTCGTCAAACTTAGTGAAAGGCGAGTAAGGATTGTCTGTTGTTGTTAATGCATAACTTGCCATCATGCACCTCCTTAATCATCTAATAGTTTCGAGACAGTAGACGTAGAAAGTCCCATAGCATCTGCTATCTCAGCTAATGTAGCACCATTCACTGCCATGGACTTAGCACGAGCAATAGTAGAGGGGTTGGTTGCTGCTTTATACCGGGGGGTCGCCAGCTCAGTAAGACGCTCCTCGTTAGTATTCTTAATAATCTCATTGAGTTTAGTCTTAGTAATAGCCCCCGCTTGGATTGCTTCCCATTCCTTGTCTGAGATTACAATCTGTTCTTTCTTAGCACCATAACGTTCACGGCATACCTCCAGCGCTTGGTTCTTAAGTCTCTGTACAAAGTCTTTGTCATCTTTTAGATCGGGATGGGCTCCTAACTGCATACGTACCCTCTCATTAGCCATAGCCTGGGCCTTGCGCTCTCTTGGAGCATTCATTCGAGCGATTCGAAGAGCTTCATTCAAACGAGCAACTTCAGTGGCATATGCTTTGGCGGCGGTAGGGGAGTACTTGTATGTGCCCTGCCCAGCCTTAATACGTGACTTCCTAGCCAGGGCCTTCATATCGTTTGCGTACCGGGCGTATACTTCTTCGATAGGGGACCCCGAGGATAGGGTTCTTGCATCAGTGGTATTCCCCATCTTGGTAAGTCTTGTTTTACGGTATTCTTTTGTATACGTGACCTCCCCCGTCGGTGAAATATGTTTCTTGTTGAAGGTTTTGTTCGTATAATATCGCTCATACATACCCGTCTTAGGATTTAGCCGCTCACGAAATGTATTTACATAATCAGTAGACTTAGCCCGAGAAATAAGAGTAGACGCCCCACCAGCTTTGCCGTTCTCTTTTACCTGGTATTTCTTCTTCAATTCAGATATGCCGTTATCCAAATATGATGCCTTGTAATCCAACTTATGTTTCTCAGTGTCAATTATAACCATCGAATGACGGACCGCTCTAGCAATCTCAGGTTCACTAGCACCTTTAATTGTCATGTCTGTAATAAGATTAGATATGGTCCCCATCTCAAGTTGCTTCTGGAACTTAGGGTACTTCTTCTTCCAATCTTTCTCCGGCATTCCATATGCTTCAGTCGGATCAAAATTTGCCAATCCCTTAAGGGGTTTACTTGCTTTAAGACCAGTCCCTCTCGTCGGAATAACCAAAACGGAATCGCCATCGAAGTCAGCACCAGATAACTGAGCAGCCACCTTATGATTAATACCAACAGCATCCCTGGAGTTTCCAATAACCTTTTTAGCTTCCTTAATATTATTGTTTACTCGAAGAGTTGGAATCTCAAACCGACCCGCATGCGGATGGCGAACAAGCATAACCTCTTCACCATTCCGATAACCAGGAGCATAGATCTCATTGTCCTTCATCTTAGGAAATGGTAAAATGACATGACTTGCTTGTCTTGGCATAGCTGCAGCCTTGAGATGAACTGCTGCTGAATCACATGACTCAGCAAAGTCCATCAACATTTTAGATCGAACCACAGAATTTGTTAGTTTGTCAAGGTCATTGAACCGTGCCTTACTAGAAGAATATGACTTATCCAGCTGTTTCTTTGCCACGTCTACCGGCTGTTTAGATAAGAATTGAGACGATAGTGTCTTTGACCAATTACCCCAATCACCTTCCTCATTAACAATATTAATGGGCGACTGTTTCTTCTTACCGTCCTTATCAATATAGTCTATCTGAGCTTTGACCAGCTTCTCGCCATTCTTGATTGATGCCCCGAATGGATTAAATTTATCGATCTCACCAGTCGCTTTATCGATCTTTAATGGTTTAAGAACGTCAGTCATAGGGGTGCCCTTATGTTTGTTCGTATTAAATACGACATCAACACCCTCGGGCATATTATCAGAATACATAGCCATGCCCTTTAAATAATGGGTTCCATCTACTGCGATACGCACCTGAGCATAATTAGCTTTTCCTAACGATAGGTCGGGCACACCCCTACGAAGTTCTATGACACCGTCTTTTTGAACCCCGCCATCTTCATTGTAATTAATCTTAATTCGTTTTGAATCAAGATTAACTGGCTTTTTAACAGCTACAATATCGCGACCAAAATCATCATTAGAATATAGACCTGGTGGTGAAATATGCGCATTCTGCTTAACGACCTCTTTGAACTCAGATCCAGGAGGCGCCATCACTTTACGGGTTGTATCCTTGCCAGTTCCTTGCTGCCGAGTATATAGATTAAACACTTTATACCCACGATCTTCCAACATAGCAACTGCATTATCTTTCATCGTAGCACTGACACCAAGATAATCTTCAACACCTGAAGAAATATCGATTGGGCCCTGATTCTTAATAGCCTCTTCCAATGCATTAGCAGTATTTGTAGTCCTAAGATTTCGATCCTTACGATTCTTATCAAGAAGAGATCGAACTGAAGATTCTCCGGCATAGCCTAGTTCTCTTGCTATTGCTTCATTAGAATATCCCTTCTCTGATAGTTTCAATGCTTTTCGATACTCTTCAAGCTTCTTTTCATTCTTAGCATTAGAATATCGCGCCTTCATTTGTCGTATAGTCATGCCCATGCCTAAAGCTATGTCTTTATCAGAAAGACCTTTAGCCCTTAGCCCCTTGACATGCATATAATAATTCAAGGCGGATTGATATGGATTCTCGCCCGATCCCCAAGGATATCGACCAGAATGCCTAGGGGTTCCATAATGAGCTAGCCATTCGCTATACTCATCATCTGTGACGATATACTCAGGACGCGGTCGTTCCATTTTTATCGGCCTCCTATCTTATTCAATGTCTTATCCGATATGATGATTTGATTTATAATCTCATCAATATAATCGGATTCTGGATGCTCTTCTAAAATATCGTCAAACTGATATATGCGCATGATGATTTCAAGATCTTTGGGTTTCTTATTATATTCCAAACAAAATAATGCTGCATAAACCGCAAGTTGATCCATCTTAGCAGGAATAAGACCAGTCTTCAAATCATGTATACGTACCCGCTTAAACTTTTCAGAATATGAGATGGCATCAGCAGTACCAAAACAATTGGCCGAGTAATATAGAACCCGTTCCGATTCCATACCATAGCCGATTGCATCATTCACAAACATATTAAGTGTTTTATGATTCTTTGGCAATCCTATGCCAAATTCTATCAACTGACTTGCAAGTTCATGAATCTTAGTTCCTCGCTCTTTTGCTTGCATATTCAAATATACTTGCTCAAGTTTCTCCATATCATACCTAAGCCATCGAGATTGACTTGGCGATAGAAATGCGTGGCATCCTCTAAGATCTGAATGATCGTTCCATATCATGAAGTATCTCCTTTTCATTATCCGGATTCACGAAAGCACCATAAGACCACTCAGATGCTTTCTGAATATAGAAATCTTGATTTGGTCGGTGACTAGAATCTGAGGCTTGCTTGACTTCAAGAAATCCCCAATGACTTTTATAAAGTATAATTAAGTCTGGTATTCCCTGAACATAGTTTGCATCATTCTTCATAACTATGCATCCGGGAAATATACTTTTAAGCTTTTTTATTAATTGTTTCTGATACGCAGCCTCTTTCATAACACCTCCAAAATAAGCTCTCTGAAAAGTTAACAAAAAGGATAGAAGGGGATAAAAATGTTATCTCCTCCTATCCTAAGGCGTGTTTTTTATGCGTTTGGGGTCTGACCTGCGGTTTCGTAAATCAAAAATGTCATTTCGTGGAAAAATTTTGACTTTTTGAATTTTTGGGTCATTTTTCTATGTTTTTCGAATATACTTTTTCATTAAAGGTTTTCTTCTCATCTAGACATTTTCGTATTGCTAAATCGATTGTGGATTTGGATTGAAATATGAAGTATCGCAAAACTTTATACTTCGTATTCATTCGATCAATCCGCCCAGCAGCTTGCTCAAATTGCTTATATGAATATGGCAATGAGTAAAACACAACCGTATCAGTCGTAGTACAATTCCATCCTTCTGATCCCGCCATGTATTGGACTAGATATATCCAAGACTTACCAGTAGGGAGTGGATTGTGAGTTTTGCCGTTCCATTCTTGAATACAAATATGATTTTGTTTAGCCCATTTTCTTAACATCTCCAATTCATATGTAAAGTTATAGAATAATATAATTCTCGGGTGTTCCAAATATATTTGCTTAAGCCTTCGCAATCGTGATGAATTCGAATTTACTACTCGTCGTTGTAAATAACAGAATTGACTAACATTCTCTATCGGGCAATCGTCGAATGGATTCCATCGATCTTTGGTAACTTTAGAATATAAGTCTTTGTCAAATATGGTAACAATAACCTTATACTTTCGAACAGTATCTCGATCATAGTCCATCTTAACTAAAATACGATCTCTATAATATTCCAATTTACTCTTGTTAATATATCGATCAACTTTGGGGTATTTGGCAAACCGATCGAATACGACATGCTGGCGATAGAAATCAGTTCGGTTCTTATAGAATCCATTTGCTATGAACACAGAAATATAGTCCAACCATCTATCCCCTGGTGTTGCTGAAAGAATGATCCAATTATTCTTCTTAGCAATCATCAAAAATGAATTAGCCCACTTTCCACTACCACATACTCGTTGCTCATCGAATATAAAAAACTTATTCTCTACCATTCGATATCGAGCTATGTTATTCCAACTATCGATAGTTAATTTGATAGGACCTGTCGATTCGCCAATCCTAAAATATGCACAATCACCAAGCCACTCGCCAGAATCTCGTTTCTTTGCTGTAGTGATAATATAAAGGTCAACTGGCTTTTTAGGTTCTGAATATGGTTTATACGAACCCTGACATACTCTCGTAAAGAAATATGCCAGGGCCGTAATAGACTTACCAGAACCAGTGACTCCATTGAGAATAGAGCCGGTTTTAATCTTATCTAAAGCCTCGACCTGATATGGCCGAAGCTCCATTATGCCCCCGGTACAATCATTCCATACTCTTCAGTAATCGGATCCGGGACTATTATAAAGGCCGCTGACTCCAATCGTGCAGATACACCTTGAAGGCCACTATAATTATACTTATATGGACGTATATTCAACTTGGCTTGCTGAATACGAATACAGTCCAATATATTGACTGTATTTTCATTTAGAACATTTTTATCATCCTGATTACTTCCATTAATAAGCAGAATTGATGGTGAACGTTTTCCATACACGACTTTAACTTTCAAATATGAAACGAACGAACCATCAACCTCACTCGGCTTACTATCTTTAATTTTCCATCCCTCTGCACGAAGCGGCTCGACTTTATCTTCATCAATTATAACACCAAAATAACGAATCCCCCCATTTGGATTATATTTATCTGGCCCACCTGAGAAATTCCTAAAATAAAGTTTGGCATTTTCAATGTAAATATTCTCAATCCACTTACTCATTATTTGCTTCCTTTCTTAGAAACCATAATGTCACTAATATCATAGCCAACAGAACAAAACTCATTGTCTTTCACAAACTTAGAACATCCTTCACAATCAATATCAGTTCTTCCGCAAGGAGTCATCCATGGAATCTCTTGCTGATTACTCAATGGTTGCTGTAAATCCACAAATTGCTCAAATGAACCAAACTTCTCGATCGTAGATTTGGCATTATCAATGAGCTCTTTATAGTATTTATGATCAACCGTGTCATCAAATATATCCTTATTTACCTCCTCAAACTCTTCCCATCGATAACCCTTAGTATTCGATACAGAAGAATATTTATCTGTTCCTATAACATGACGGAGCATAGTTCCGCCACCCTTTACTACCGGAATAAACCTCCCAACTCGGCCTACAAACTTATAGTCAGGTTCTCCTTCCTTACCAATATCAAGGTAAATAGATGCTGGTGCCTTTACCTCCCGAGTCTCTCCATAATCATCCATCTCAATTTTCTCTTTTGAGAACAAACTCTTGAATATAATTGGATGCGCAAACTGAGCACCAGTAGCAGTCCATTGATTTGGCTTCTGTGATGAGTCACTCGTTTGATGACCTATAAAGACTGCATTATTAACAAGACAGATACGATCCCATTTGGCTTCAATATCAAACTTATAACCATACTCCTTTGCTCGTTTTTGACAATACTCCTCAATATCAGAATCAGCATCAGGAATCTTTATTGAGTCTGTCTTGACATGAATGACTGTATATCCTTTCTCCTCAACTTCATCAGCCAGCATTGCCATGAACAAAGCTCCACGAAGTGCAACAATATTGTTAACGTTTCGTGGATCCTTAAATGTATTGGGAAATCCCGCTGAAGTAAGACCATACACAGAATTAACTGCTGTCTTCAATGCCTTAGACAATGCATCCATATCAGATGGGTTATCAAGATATGGTGCAAGTTCCCCATTAAGAACCTTCTTTGCTTCGTCATACTTCTTATGCTTAATAAGAGCTCGGGCGTTTACAATATCCTCAAATCGATCTGTATACTCGCCGAACATTCTCATAGCAATGATTGAATGGGGATGCATGCTCTCGACATCAAGTGTTAGAGTCTTTCCGTACATGCCTGGTTTAGCACGAACATAACCGCCCCTTCCAACATCGATACCTTTGTAAAGATTCTTACCATCTTTGTACTCATACTCAGGCCATGCATTTTTATACTTAGACTCACTAACCTCCTCTCCATTTGATTCGTATTGTTTTCCAGTCTTGAGGTCTGTGTATATCAACCCTGGATGCTTGTTACCTTGGAATATAACAGCTTCGGTCAGATGATTGGTAGTCGTGTTAGGCGTCATCTTCGCTAATGCAGCCAACATCTCACGAGCTTTCCAATCGCCTTGATTTGCGTCAAATACTGCTTCTGTAGCTATAACATCGTTATCACAATACTCAGCAACCTTATACCATTTGTCTTCTGGAACTGGCTCATCCCATGAATATCCAAGTTCTTTATGGTGGATACCAAGCTTTATCTCCCATTTCTTAAGAGACATCTTATTTCCAGCAGATAGAAAATCATAAACATCCGTATATGAGATACCGTATGCTTCTCCAAAGGTATGACCTCGACCGTTGTTATGAATGATAGCTTTACTCAACTCATAGAGCTGTTCATTTGTATATCCAATGTATCGAGCATAAAGAAGATGATTATCATACCGAAGATTATTAAAGCCGACTAGTTTGTAATCCAGAAGCTTTGAAATATCTTTGGCGGTCGGGTTGATCATTCTCACTACGTTTGACTCGCCAGCATACTTCCAGTTCACTAAGAAAAGATTTGGAAAGACCTCAATATCATAGAAGACCATCCGATCATCAGCGTATCCCTCATTCACCTCCTTAGCAGGTTCATCAGACCTAAGTTTCATCTCCAAAACCTTCTGAAGACAATAGTTAGATCGATTTGTACTACCATTGGCAAATGATACTAATGCATTGGTCATGTCCGAAACATCATACTTCGTACCAGCTTCATACGCTTCTTTCAGAACATGATCGATAAAATCAATCGATGGTTTAGTGGCACCAAACTCCTTTCCCATAGCTCGTTTAATTAAATTTCTTAAGAGCTTTTCACTTTTAACTGCTTCATGATTTATCACCGCACTCTTCTCCTTAAGTGGTAATCCAGAATTGATATGACTAATCTCATGATTATTACAAAACGATAGTTTCCTCCTTAAACTCCCGTTGCCTTTAAAAACTTTAATCTCAACTCCTTCTGAGAAAATATAACTTAATTGGTTTGGATCTGACTCGTAAATATAATGAAGGTGTATCCCATTACCACTTTTACTAAATTCCGCATATGTTGGGGGCCATGACGATGCAGCATCAATGTTTAATTCTCTATCTTTCTCTCCTTTTTCATTCTTAATATCAAAATCAATTACAATATGATTCTCTGGAACTTTAACATAATGGAGTTTATTTGTATCTAAATCCCCCAATACAGTTTTTACATCAACCCATTTCTTAATCGGAGTTTCACTCTCAGATGCATACTGCGCAGGTTGATTTTTCAATACTTTATCCAACTCCGAAGTCTTAGATGTCATAGAAAGCCATTCAGAGGCTCTGAGATGCCGTTTTTTGGCTCTAAAATCATCACCCCCTAGTCCTAGTAGCTTTTCGGTTTTTAGGCCCTTAAAAAGACATCTGAAGGCTTTTCCGTTAATTGTGACTCGATCATAGTATTCTCTAAAATATGACTTGAGTGCTTTCTTAAACTGAAAACGCTGTAGAGGGTATCGAATGTTTGCATCTTCACAATATTGCTTATACGTATCCCATGCCTGTTTCAGAGTAATTCCATCACCATCATCCAGTACGACACTCATATCAATGATAAAGTTGAAGAATATATCCGTTGACTCGACCATATTTTTTGGAATATAATTTCGATAATACTTTCGCCCCAACTTCAAATAGACATCTTTACACTCAGACATAATTGCACTGTACTCAAATCGCACTTGACCAAGAAGTTCATCATATCGCGACGGAGATATCAATCTTCCAGATGGCACCACATCTAGTAATCGACGACATATACCAGAATTATCACTTGTGATTCTTACTGGTTCATTTGTACCAAGAACCATAAGTGTAAATATCTCTTTCGAATATTCTTGCTTATATTTCTGATTCACAATTATCGGTTCATGAGAAACGATAGAATTCAGAATTGTATTGTCATCAATTCTACTTAGGTCACAATCATGTTGGATACCCAATATCGGATTTGATTCAAATACACCCGTTGAGAAAGCATCTTGAGATTTACCCAATGAATTAGCATTGATAGTCATACAATATCCATCAAGCATCTGAGACATGATGTTGATGATTGTTGATTTACCACTTCCTGGAGGGCCGTAAAATACCATGAATTTATCAATGAGATATGATTCTTTAGCCGCAATAGATCCGATAAACCATTCAATCTTTTCTTGCTCTGATGGATCATACAATGTCTCTACTATTTCATCCCATGCTTTATGTTCTCCTTTCTTCGATTGAGTATATGGAAGTTTTTTGGTCTTATAATCCTCTCGTTTAGTGTTTTCATCAAAATAAGTTATCGTTTTATCCATAGCTACGATCTTCTCAGATGAAATACTTTTACGATATGATATGTAATTAGACCATAATTTCGTTTGATTCGATTTCATAGTACTAACAACAACATTTGGATTATCTTTATATTCTGATTGATCTACATACTCAGAAACCATTTGATCAACCATATCAGCTACAGCCATCTCGTTTGTATTCCACAATCCAGTCGATGCATCGTAGATTCCGATAAAGTCACCATTACGAACCATAAGGTCTTTGGATTCAATCACTTTGAAATCTGGATAAATAATTATTTTATCCTTCTTTGTCACGATTTGAATATCAACAAAATCAAGTTCCATAACACACGGCGTCTCCTCTCTAAAACATCACCCTTGTCAAAAAAACATGCTTCTATATTCTTTTATACGTTTTTTTACTATTTATTATTATTATTTTATTATTATTTTATTTATAGATATAAAAAATGACATTTTGACAAGGTACATTCATATCATACCAGGAATAGGCATACATTTTTTCATTTTTGGTCAAAATAAAATTGTCAGTATACCGATACCTAAAATATAAACCAAACCATCAAATCCGCAGATAGAAGCTATAAAATTAACTGTTTTTCTTAAAAATCAATATTTGACAAGATTTCTATGTTTTTGACAAGATTTTTCTATTTTTAGTTTTTCATTTTTATTTCGGTTTACTTAAAAATATCTGAAAGCCTATTATCGTTTAACCCACATATTTAACATATCCCCAGGAATAGCCATGAAAATTTACATTTTTTCAGCTTTCTGAAATTTCTTGTTTTGTCAAAAAAAACTTTTCATGGCTTTATCTGGGAAAACGTTAAAATGAGTTTTTATTGTTATAGGCGTTTTTAACATATCCCCAGGAATAGCCATACATTTTTTTTTGCAAAGTCTGCTTTGCACTCTTAGAAGAAACTTTTCATGGCTTTATCTGGGAAAACGTTAAAAAATACCTCAAAAATAGCAAAAAATCAAAAAATTGTCGATTGATGATGTCATTCTCAAAAATAGAAATTTCCATGGCCAAATTCAACCTTCTACCCCTAAGCATAGTTAAAACTTGACACTAAATACCCCATCATTTTTTGCCAAATTTCCCCATCCTTATTTCCTTTTTTAACCCCCGGAAACAAAGAATCACCCTTAAACAATTCCGGATTCTTCAAGTCCTCAATACTATAATCTCGGTTATAGTAAAGACCATTATTCTTCAACATCTCAAGTACCCAATACCGTGGACTTGCATCCTTAACGAATCCTTCAGTCATGTCGCTAATATCAAACGCAAGCCGAATGAGCATCTCCAGAACCGTACAATCCATATCAGATGGAATGGAACTGACTATGACGTTCTTCTGAATATCAATGTAATACTCTCTCAACACAAGACCGTTCTTAGCCCTATTAACATCCATAGGGTTAACAGGAACAAACTCCACTCGGAACAAATCATTCAACATATACTGAATGCGTATAGGAATATCACTCCCATCAAGACCAGCATAGTTCATAAGCCAACGCAGATATGGAATACGCTCCGTCCAAACACGCTTTGCCATAACTCTAATCCTCCAAATCCTTCAAATAGGTATCATACCCACCATTAATACACCGAATCACAATCTTAACAGCATGCTTCGGGTCCCGTACATACAGCCAATTAGCACCCTTATGCTTCTCAATGTCATCGGGCATGAAGTCTTTCCAATTATCAATCAATTCCATCTCGTCAGACATACAGACAGTATCGTCCTTAGTGTACCAATTCCACTCCCGAATCTCATATCCAGGCTCGTTCTGCCAGAATGTCCTACGACCGATGTATGACGGTGGTTCGTTTGGGTCAATATCAACCTCCACAGGCTCAAGAAAGAGAGGTTCTTCCCCATCCTCACTTTCAACATCACTCAACTCACCAAGAGCTTGGTCGGGCTCGTCCATAAGGGGATTCTCACTACTGTCCTTAACGATATCAATGCTATCGACTGCCTTCTTTTGGGCAATCATGAGAGCTATATCCTCGTCTGACGGAGAACCAAAGGGGTCACCGTCCAATATCTCATGCCCCTCAGCAATCTCCTCAGGGCTCACATCAATATCATCTGAGCCATCATCTTCATCCGAATCGACTGGATGGAGAGAGGGCATAGCATCCAACAGATACTTCTTACTATAGCGGTAATATCCATCGTCCGAAACCCTTGGAACTGGCAAAGATGTAATACTAGAGTCCTCATCCGTGTCCTTACAGGCTTCAAGAGACTCCTCGGACTTATCTTTCTTCCCACTACATTTCTCTGACTTACTCATAAACTCTTCATATGTATAATAGCCCTTTCCATCAGTGTCATTGAGAATCTCTTGCTGCTTCTTAGCCTTGTGCTTCATGATGGCATATGTCACACCAGAGCCAACACACACACCAACAACCCCAGCTACTAGGCACTTTACCAAATCTGACTTTGAGAATATCAAAACTAACTCCTTAAGAAAACGGAAGGCAAGGGGTAAATTACCCGATGCCTTAGTCTGTCTAAATATAAATTACGAACTCAAATCCCTAAGCTGAAAGAAAGCTTAAGGTCTTACGGGTCTTGCTTCGGTCGAAGTTTACAAGATTTTCCCACTACAAATATCTATGCGAGCTCAGGGTCAGTGGGATCAACCACGGCAGGATCAGACTCAGACCCGCCACGGACGACATCATCAATCTTGTTATAGATTGGACCGTCAACGTTGAACTCAAGTGGGATAATGGGGCTATGCTCCTTACCCTTCTCATAGAGCGCACGGATTGCAGGCGGGATAATCTGAACATATCCATCGCCATCAGTACGAGTCTGGTCACCATCAAGAGTCCAGCCGATAATCTGACCGACATTGGTCTGACGCATATCAAGCTGCTTGAGGGCATCATTAAGAGTCAGGAATCCCTGATACTTAAGCTTGGCATTGAGAGCCTGCTCACAGCACATAAGAAATATCATGTTGGCTGCAAAGGTCCTACCGTAATTGCTATTACGGCAATCAAGGACACGCCTATACATCTGCGTATCCCAACCTGTCTCCTCCATGATTACCTTGTCCTGCTCGACCTTCTCGTCCGTAGAGCCATCGCTAAGCTCCGGAACGTCTGAATATAGGCGAGCCTCCTCATCCTCTCCAAGCTTGTTCTGAACGCGCTTACGGTAAGCGTCATAGGCAGCCTCAAGTCCTGTATAAGCAAGACTCAGAGCAGCATTACGCTTGGCCATTACATTATGGGCACCAAATATCAAGCCCATACCAGCAGTAGCAAGACCGATAGCAGGTGCATAGAGTTGAACGAACTTAGCACCAGTCAGAATATAATTGGTGATACGCTCCTTTATAAGCATGCCCTTAGAGACTTTATGCTCAAATGAGTCGAGAAGCTTCTTCCCCTCCTCGTCATTCATAGTCTCCTCTACCATCTCCTGCTTACCCATACGATAGCGATGATCCTCAGCGACAGTGTCGAATCCCTTATAAGTGGCATACCCAGCATAAACCGCACTTCCAAGCATGCAGCCAGTACCAACAGTCGTGGCGATGGTCGGGCCGTTCTTCTTTAGAAAGAACCTAGAAGCTCCATAAACACCCTGTGCAACCTTTTTAATCGCTGAAATACTCATGTCAAATATCCTTTCGAATTAGATTAGTAAAGAACACTCAGATACTTCTTATCAAGCTCAATCTTGACAAGGTCTGTATAACCATTCTCTTGCTTAAACCTCCAGGCCAGATTACTCAATGCCTTTTGGGGCGTGAAGGCCATTGTATCTCCTTTGTAATTATGCTCGACTATATTATCATACACTCGTACGGGTCCCGCATAAGAATAACGCTTCTTCTCGTCGTGATTGATTACTTCCATGCAAATATCCTTTCTATTCAAACACAATTGTCGGCGGCAGCTCTAGAATCCACTTACCTTGACTCGGCCTAACCCTAACATTCACCAAATCATACCAACCGTAATCATACTGAGTGATAGTCGTAGTGATGCCACAAATATCATAGAACTTTGCCACGCTGATTCGACCATATTCCTCGATAATATCATTAGCATTGACCAGACAGTCCTCAAGCTCCTGCCGAGAGTCAAATAGGATATTATCAATCCGCCTTGGGTTTCCCTCAGGTCGTCCCGCAGGCCTAACTCGAATCTGATTAGACGGCTCATATAGACGAGGATGAGAATATCTAGTCTGATTTCGATATGCCGTGTATCGACTCAAAGGATCTGTACGTCCTGGAGTCTCACCGAACAGACAGGTCTTGACAATACCTGTCAGACTATCAGCTATTCCAGATATCAAGGTCATGGCGATCGAGTCGATTGAGGTTTTCAGATTTGGCAGGATCACTTCATCAAATACATAGTCCTTTATCAATGAGTCTTTGTGTGGAATCACCTTAGCTGACACGACTTGAGGTTTGGAAATATCTTTCTGTGCTACTGCCTCTCTCTTCGCTCGGTTTGAGTTGTTGGGAATATCTTTGTCTGAAATCTCAGATAGCTTTACCTCTGCCATATCACTTCCATCTCTTATAGAAACCTATCTGACTCATAGTAATAAGTCCACTTCGGCTTCGGACCCATGACTAGGATAATGTAGGGATCTCCATTATCGTTAATGTCACTCTCGAAGTTAAACTCAATCCTCGATGAGATATCATCCATCTCGAACTTAAAGCCCAAATCGTCACCAAGAGTAATAGGCTTAAGACCAATTGCGTCGTAAATCTGGTTAATAGGCACCCAGTCATGCTTCATGAGGTCTGCGTTCATATCGGCCTCAATGCGCTTAAGGTGCTCGATCGAAGACTTGAAATATCGACCCGAATACGCGTCATATATCAAGGCCTTTTCATGTCCTGTTGGTTCTCCGCTCTCAACTAGGTTTGGAATATCCTCCTCATCTGGCATTTTAGCGATAGCCTTCTTAGAACTGTTCAAGAATATCTCTGAGCTCTTCTTCTCGCCCAGAGTCTCTTTCACAGAATCTTGAAGACGATTGAGTGCGTTATCTGCTGCAACGTACGAAGCTGCCACTGCCATGTGCCGTATGGACATAGTCCGATGTAGACCCAAGATAGACGTAACTGTCGCAACGCCACTAATCATAGCGGGAATATAATACTTAACACACGGAGCAGCCAAACGCATCTTACGTTGGATTTTCTCCTTCCTTGTCTTGGCTTTCTCTTCATCGTCATACTTAGCGAGCTGATTATACACATAGGAGGCCTTGATTGCCCCTTTTCCGGCGAGATATCCAGTAACCCCTACACCAATACACCCTAGGCTTGTAAGGATCTCTGGGGACCGCTTAGAAGTCCATTTAAGTACTGTTTGAATATTCATATTACCTCCTAAACCCATAGATGCATCATAGACGAGAATATAAACAGGATTAGATAGATGAACCCAAGAATCATGCTTATTACAAGCAAGACAACAAGGATTGCGATCAGGTTTCCCGCAAGTTCACTAATAGCATTTATCAAAGTCTTCTCATCTTTCTTGTCTTTCAATTCGTCAATATCCATACTATCTCCTTAGCTTGTATTGGTTAATTAATTTTTGAATCTCGGGTAGCCTAAGCATCCTCGACACATCTGTCTTAAGCATGGGCTTGGTCCAATCTGGGTATCGGCAAGCCCCATAAAACTTCTTCTCTGAGATATCATAATACAAGACTAGACTGTCGAGTTCGTCATCGGCACCTTCGTTTCGTAGAAAGACAATGCATAGCTCCCTTCCGCCATTGATCGTTTGTATAGTTTCGAGATGGAAGTGTCCAATTCGTACCATTCAGACTCCTTACAAAGAATGACTCGCTCAAACATCAACCAACGCTCATCATCAGTTACTGGGACCAACTCATTAGGAATATACTCATTCGGTATACCAAGAACTTCCCAAGTGTCCTCGATTAGATCGTGGTAAATATGTATGTAGCGATATTTGTCCGTAACGTTCCCATAGAACAGATACAGGTCACATTCATTACCTGTCTTATCATCTGTTCCAGAATATCTAGCATAGAATGAATAGTCATATGGATTGAATGAAGCCATTAGTTCTCCAATCGATGACTAATGTAATGCTCTACCAGTCCATCTACCAGTGGATGCGGAATATCAATGATGGGAACTAGCTGCACTCCCCAGCCAACTGCTGCGACAACTTCCTTTTTTGCACGGTCATATGTAATATCAATGGTTGATGGATACGGGTATTTCATGGGTAAAATTGCCTCAAAACGATACTTGGTTAGATCTCCATAACTATTCTTTTCAGCAAGAGTATAATCAGTCGGTCGCAACATCGTAATGTCCTTCCTGAATATAATGAATGATTCCCCAAACATATTTGCGAGCATCGTTAATGTCTATGACTCTAGGGACCTTTTCTCCGACATAAGTAATTACAAATTTGTCGGGAGGAAAGATGATAATACCTATATGGCTTGAGCGGTCTTGTTTATCCAGATACAACTGATAGTGTTGATACTCCTCTTCCTTAATAATCTCCACTAGCATGTTATGAATATTCTTCAACGGTCTTGGAGTATCCCAGTCCGAATCTTCAAGGTCACCAATAATAGTGATGTCTTTATCAGATGGATAAAGTTTCTTAAATATCATTAATTACTCACCTCAGACATTCTCTTAAGAGTCTCCCTAATGGCATAACGAAGATCGCTTGAACATATCTGTGGAAATGAAGTAATCCAAGCAGACTCAATTTCAATTATAAATGTATTGAAGTGTATTTGAACAGTAACACTTTTAACAGCATGCCCTCGACGCTTAGGATAGTATACAATTGTTCCACAAGTTTGAGATAGTTCCTCCGTGACTTCAGATTCCATCGTAGCAAAGTTTTTAGTATTATTTGTGTTCTTCAAATCATCTTCGTCGATTACTCCAGCCATCGTAATAGTAAAGTTATCAGCATGCGGACAGATATAATCAATCTTCATTCCATACTCTCCCTTTTAAATAGCTGAGTTATTTGCTTTATGTTTGCATTAAACATCTTCTTAATAGTTGCTTTGATTGCGTATTGCAACTCACTGTCAGGTATTTGTAGAAAATCGTCAATAATAGCAAACTCATAACAAATTGCGAAACGGTTCAACTTAATCAGATCGATTTGAACGGTGATATTTTTAACCATACTACCATGTTTTGGATAATATCTAACCACTCCATATGACTGGGATAATTCGCCTATGTTTTCAGACCTTAAAGCCTCAAATTTATTGCTTTCTAGACCATAATCCCAGTCATTCTGTGTGAGATGTCCAATTATCGTTATTGTATGGTTACCCATATGCGGAACAATATAATCAATTTTCATCTAGACTCCTTTACTTTTTGCTAAAAAGAAGAAGGCCTGTTAAATATCAACAGACCTTCTGGCGAACCGACTCTAGTTGCTAGATTCGTTTAATCCAATTAATTGCTTTTGGCAAGACGTGCCGGTTCTCGAAGATGACCAAGAACACAAAACTCAGTGCCGATGCGGCAATTGTCGGAATAGTATCATCGGACCGACGGAAGTCAACACGTCTCTCGATTGTATTGAGATTGTTGCTGGCCTCTGCCAAGTCTTTGATATTACTCACCATCTGCCGAATCTTACTTTCATTTTGCTCGTTCCGAATTTCTTCGATGAGTCGGATAATCTCGTCATCCACCTTCACTTTTGTAGGATTATCCTCTAGTTCTTTCAGTCGATCCTCAACGAGGTCATTCTTCATAAACTTAAACATAACCTTCTCCTTTCTGAGAGTTCCCAATGAACCCTCCTATTAAGAAACCGGTTTTTCTTGCGAATCACTTGCTTCAAGCATTTTCTTAATGGTCGCTTTAATGGCATCACGCATTTCATAGGAAGGTATTTGTAGAAAGTCGTCAACAAGATTGAATTCGTAATGGATTACAAAACTATTAGAGTTGATTTGAACGGAAATACTTTTAACTAGATTATCACGTTTTAGATAATATCTAACAATCCCGAATGTACGAGATAACTTATATATATTTTCAGATTTTAGAGTCTCAAATATATTACGTGTTGGGTTATAATCCCAATCATCTCGTTCAAGACGCCCAATTATTGTGATTATGTGATCATCCATATGTGGAACGATACAATCAATTTTCACAACTACTCCTTTCTTAAAAAGAAGAAGGCCTGTTAAATATCAACAGACCTTCTTGAGTAACCGCCTCAACAACTAGCTCCTCGTGATCCATCTAAGAGCTTTCGGCGCAACACACCGATCCATCTCAAACCGAACCTTCTCGGCGAGACGATCGATTGCATCCACCGGCTTCTTAGCCGAATCGTTGGACTCCAGCTCATGCAGACGATACTCGATAACATGATCGTTCTTCATAAACTTAAACATAACCTTCTCCTTTTCTAAGGGGATCCCAATGATCCCTCCTATAAAGGAGTGTGCTTTTTTTGCGAATCACTCGCTTCTCTTAATCCAGTTAAGAGCCGTTAATGAAATGCGTCTATCTTTTTCGGCAGGATCACTTGCTCCCAACATTTTCTTAATAGTCGCTTTGATTGCATCACGCATTTCGTATGAAGGTATTTGTAGAAAATCATCGACAAAAGTAAATTTGTAACGGATCACGAAGCTATTAGAATTAATCTGAACAGCGATGCTGCTAATTGGACGGCTACTTTTTGGATAATATCTAACAACTCCATATGACTGGGATAATTCGCCTATATTTTCAGATCTTAAAGCCTCAAAGGTATTACACGCTGGATTATAATCCCAATCACCTCGTTCAAGACGTCCAATTATTGTGATTACACGATCGTCTATATGCGGAACAATACAATCGATTTTCATTTTGGTATCCTTAGTCTATTTTGGACTTTGTTAGGGGATAGTGAGAAATATCTAGTCTCATAAACCCGAAAAACGTTTTATCGCAAATATCTATGAGTGCACTATCATCGTGATACGTCTCATGTCCTTGGTCATCTCTAATGATAACCTTAATAGGAATTCTATCATAAAATGCCTTATCAAGAAAACAATTATCCTTCTGTTGAAATTCAGTAAGAAGTCGTGTAGATATTCGACGAATAAGAGGTTCATTTTCATCCATAATGGCTACTCGTACGGTTGTGCTATCCACGGTCATGGTATACTGTATGTCATAGACTCTAAAGATCTTAACATCAGTCGGTCGAGTGTAAATATCCAGCCAAAGATTTGCCATGGATTTTCACCTTCCCTGTTTCTAATTTTATACGACGATTTATAGTCTCTTGTACAAACAGTTTTGTGTTGTCAAAGTTTATGTAATCTTCACCCGTATAGACTACATAAAATGTATTGCTTATTTTAGACATACTAACAATAATCGGGTCACCAATCTCTCGATTAAACTTAATGACAAAGTCGAGTGGGTCATCAAATTCAATCTTATCCATATCACCGAGATAGCCTGTATCTTGAATAGCCCAATCATCCCCATCTAACTCTCCAAATACGACTAGTTCATTAGATAAGATGCTCTTTTGTTGTACAGCTGTAAATATCACGGTATCTCCTATTTCGTAAGACGGTTTATAGTCTCCCAGACAAACAACTTTGTGTTATCTAGGACTATATCAGACTTTTTATGATGATAGATAGCTGCAAATGAATTAGATCCCTTAAATATAATGATTCGTACGGACCAGCCAGACTTTGACTTATAGCAAATATCAAAATCTTTGAAATCGAACTTTACCTCTGACTCCATGTCCTTAACGTGCTTTGTGTCATGATGCTCAGCCCAATCCGATTCCTCCAAATCTCCATGAATGATTGTGTTGTCTCCTGCATTTGTGCTAACAGTCTTAAATATCATGTCATTCCTTTCGCAAAAGTGAAAGAGAGTGCAGGCTTCGAACCTGCGTCTTCCACCGTCGAAACGGTAGCTATCCTACCATTGAACGATTATAGTTGGCTAACTAAGGCTCGTCTAGAACTCATGCCTAGCTCAAGTATCTTAGCCTCCAACGGTTTATACTCCCTCTCCTATATTAGGCGGTGTTTTCCTTGCGAAGTGTGAAGGAAAAGATGGTCCCGTTGTCGAAATTATCCATCGAATTGTTTAGCTCCATTCTGTAAGTACGTCCGCCGTCATCTTCCTTATAGAATATAAACCCCATAGGCACTACTGACTCAGATGTTCCTGTGTTAGGACTTGTTACCATCTTAGGAACATAATTTCCATTCCTAGAAAATTGCTTTCCCTTATTCTCTATAGCAGTTGTGATGACATAAAGAATCGCTAAAACAATAAAGGCTATAATTGCATCAGACATGATAGTTCCTTTCTACAAATATAATGTTAATATAAAAGCCACCAAATTGCTCGAATGACGAGCCAAATGATTATAAGTACTTTTATAAGTGGCCAGAATAGCAATATCAACCCCATTGCCACACAGGAGATCCAAATAATTATTGCAATAATACCAAATAGAAGTTCAAGCATCATACTCACGCTCCAATCGAGCTAACTCAAAATCCAAATATTGACGTGCTTTCTTTAAGTCTATAAGAATATCATCTTTCCTTCCTGCTCGCGAGATATACTTAATCACGTTTCCAAGATTGAAGTTCAAACCCCAATCCTCAATCACTAGATGAGGTTCGTATTGCCTTCCATCTATATAATGCTCTGGTGCTGAAATCGTCTTATCTTCTGGGTATTCTGGAATCGGCTGGTCCGTAAAATCAATCATTATTTCTCCTATCTACGATACGGTGAGCATAAGGGTATAAATCAATTCATGCTCAATAATAGTAGACTCTTTGGTAATAACACAGAAGAATTCGATCTTTGCTGTATCAGTAGGGACCATTAAGATATTGATGCCGGTAAATTGATCGCAGGCAGTCTTAAGAATATCTTTAAGTTCTGAATGCTCCACAACTGATTCGGCAAGTGAATAATATTCCTTTCGATCATTGTAAAACCACTCATCATACCAAAAAGCCCCTTCTCGAACAAAGCAATTCCTGATATCATTACATACTTGATTAATGTATTCAGATACCGTGTCATTAGAAAAGCCCATAATTAGTCCTTTCGATAGAAAATAAAAGAAGGTATTCTAGTATTTATATCTGTTTAGAATCTTGACAATTTTGTATACACCTTCAATTAAAATCAAAGTTAGTATGATCTGAACAGTGGCTAAAAATATCTGCATAATAATCCTTTCTCCATCTATCGATGTAAAATAATCTTTGCTATACGATACTCTTTACCAGATCCATGCACACAAAGAGATAATAGCAATATATTGTCTGATTTTTTGGGGTTGCCTTCCTGGACATCAAGCATCCAATGAAGTGTAGTTAGAAGACTATTATCTCGGTTAACTATGGCTCGGATCTTTGGATAGCAAACATCCCATTTATGATCGTTCTCCGCAACCAGATCATTGATACGCTGAAGGAATGCTAGAATATAAAGAGTATAACCATCTTTAAGTGATACCTCTAACATAATAATTATCCCTTCTCTTAGAGCTTATTGACATAAAGGAATTTCGCCACAGCATATGCCACCCTTGAGATGTCATCATGGAATGTCAATGATAGTATATGATCTTGTTTTGTGGTATCGTCAAGGACGTCAAGTATCCAATGAGATCCAAGCAATATGGTGTTTTGATACATTATGAGAATTTGAGCTTTCTTATAACAATCGCGCCACTCTAAAGCATCTTCGTTGATTATCTTTTCAAGAATTGAAACAACTAATTTGATATAAGGAATATATTCCTTATCAACATCCTCAATTCCAGGCATAATGAAGCCTTTCTAAAAGAAAAGAGAAGGCCCCGAATATAATTCAGAACCTTCTCTTGGAGCTTAAAACTCTTACGATTGTCTACTTTTTATTGATTAAATCGTGAATACACTTAATTACCGCATACAACGTCACTCCTTCTATAATGCCTATCGAACAGATAAGCAACCATATAAGCATGAATCCTAGTGGCAATGATATTGCAAACAAGATTAACCATTCAATCATTTTATTCCTTTCGTTGAGTCTTACCTCCTATTATGGGCTGTGATTTTTTAGCGGGTTTTGTGTCTCGTTTGATCAGGGAAGCATGCATCGCCAAATATCTCTTAGCCAAACGCTTTTTGTCATTCTCTTTAATTTTATTAGTCATAATAGTCTCCTTAATTAGAATTGTTGTTCTTTTCTTGGGCGAAAATACCAGTCTTCTGGATCAAGAAGGACACAAGAGAACATCTTTCTTTTATCCTTACCTTTCTTTTTGTAATTTATAAAGAATGTTAGCCCGCAGCCGCTCTCCATAAAAGTTATATAACATTTCTTTGATTCTGAATTCTTTGGACCAAATATATTAGTTAAACTAGTTACATTACCGATATAAGAAGGGAACATCCAGCGAATCTTAGATTCAATATAATTCTTTCTCCACGTAGTATAACCTATATGAAAGGTTTCTTGGATAAGATTACTTACATTCTCAGCAGCCGCTTGGTATTTCTTAGGAACTGAACTAATATATGTTACAAAGCGCATAATGAAGTCCCTTCTAAATTATTTTTTATTAACATACGACCTGTGGAAAATAACGATTGGTATCCCTATTATAATGCCACAAAACCAATTTAATATGATACATCCGACACGCATTAATGACAGCTACCAATGCTACTGTAAGCCCTGTTACATAAAGATTCATGCTTTTTTCTGCATTAGGACTATTGAATAGTTGCTTTATACGAGCTATAGCAATCTCATTAATTCCTATAACATCTGTAGGATCAACAGGCTCATTGAATATATAAAGACCGTTTACTTCTGGAATTTCATGACGACCTTTGATTAAACCAATATTCATAAATGTCTCTCCTTTTCAAAAGAAAAAGAGAAGGCCCTGAATATAATTCAGAACCTCCTCCTGGTGACTAGACTAATGAATTAATCTAAATTTATAAACTCCAAATAATCATTTAGATTCTTGCGAACGATAGAAACGCTCCTTATCACTCCCCACATCGTGAATAGACAAGTAAATACTAGCCCAGCATATCCGAGATCAAATGTCTCAGGAATGTGTGATAATAGATACATGCCTCCTGACACAATAAGTACAAGATAGATAGCATACATCGTTCCCGCACCAAACAAGTATTCAACCGTTTTCATTTCTTAGACTCCTTTCTAAGTCTAGTCCTATACTAAGGTGACTTTTTTATGCGAAAATCTATAAAAGCCCTATACTTATTAGGGGTCCTTAATTCTAACGCCTTAAACAGCCTTACAATAAGCCGTTTGCCTGGGGTTTTGTTGATGGGCCGCTTGTATGTTTTTAATCAATTTAGGAGGATTATCCGGGTCATAACTAACATATTTAACTCGATTTATCCAACTAAACTCACTGAAGTCTATAGCAGTTATTAACTTCGGATCGGTTACGATATATATAATCAATCCCGTTGAATGAAAAGAAGGATCACACTGTACCGTGTCAGCAATATTATCCAAAAGTATATCTGTAAAATCTCTTCCAGTCAAGATTTTATCAATGAGCGTTGCTCGAGAAGCGCCGACAATATTTTTATGTAAAATTCTCCTAGCCTCTTTCTCAGACAATGGTGTGTAGACAGTAATCATAAATATATCTCCTTCTTAGATTTTTATTATAACCTTAGATATCAAGCGGCATATTCAAACCAAGGAAGTCGTTTTACAAATTCTTCTTTAATCTTAGTCATGAGCTCAACCATTTGTGGATGACTGGCCTTATCGCATCTTAGCTTAAACACAGATATCCATTCTCTTAGATTAGCTGTCATGACTAGAGTGGTTGCTGTATCAAGTGGTAAGATTCCTCGGGCCTGTTCGGCTGGAATTCCAGATCTAATCATATACCGATATAGAGATTGAGTCTCATCTAGATACTCCGTATATCTTTTGATTGTATATTCGTTTCCTTCCAATGAAAAATCCAACCAGCTGGGTCTTATGACTGTAAGGTCATCGTACTGACAATATCTAGTGCTTTCCTGAGTGAACGCGCAATGCCTATGCCGTACGAGCTCATTTGCGATTGCTCGATTTGTAGTTATCTTGACTCGGGCCGAACAATGCTCAAAAGGCGATAAATGACCCCACATAATTAGCTTCTTAATGAACTCTACATTCTCAGCATTCGAATATCCATTCTGGCTCATATGGGATACCCGAGCTGAATTTGCTATAATGTTTGTAGCAAGCCAAGGAAAATCAAGAATTTTATACGATTGGTTAATGAGCTTCATAAGGCCTCCTCAACGTTCCATTAGCATATTCCTCTGCAAAGTCTTGTTCAAGTAAATCATAATCTATATGAACTTCGAAGTTATAATTATCATCACGTGAGACTCCGATACTAATAGGAGGTACTCCGTCATATGGGGAAGGAAAAGTAGTTGGCATCTTCAAGACAGTTTCTACAAACACTTCATCCAAAATATAAGGCAATTCTCGGTCACTTATTTTACGAGCCAGACGTTCCTTTAGAAGATCCATAAAGATATCTTCAAACATCTTACAATAAATCTTGATGTGATGGTTAATAAGTCTAAGCGTCCTCATATCCTTATTGCGTCTTGAATACTTATAAGAAATATATTTCGTAAAGTTCATCGATTAACCTCCACATCAAGAAAGTCTACATAGCCATCTAGATCAATAAGAGCATTTGCAATACCGAATAGAATGAGAATCTGGTTTTCATCACGATGTACACTACAATCTTTAAATCTAGGATCATTCAAAACCTTTCGATGCCAAGCATCAATCTCCTTGTCACAATTCTTGTAAAGGACCTTCTTAATATCTTGTTTAGAAGCTCCCTTCTCGCATTCCAAGAAAGTATCTCTTAGGACGTTGTATGCAAGTTTCTCATCTGCTAACTCACGCATAGATTTAGTCATAAATTCTTGACGGAACATTTGCTCTAACCCGAATGTGTATCCCTTATCAATAAAATAACCTTCTGGAATATAACTCATGCTCAATCCTTTCTAAAGAAAAAAAATAAAAAAGAGAGGGAATATTAACCCGTCATTCCTCTCCACGCTCCAAACTCAAAGCATCCGTTACCAACACAAGTGCGTTGTTGGCGATGATGCGTGCGTAACGCTTCCTTTCTTCCTCTGATGAAGCCTGGACACAATGGTCCATAGCCTTGTTCAGAAGATTGAGATAACGTTGCATGCACCACATAGTGCTGCCATACTCAGCTTCCTGTGTCATAAGATCACCTCCTTTCGTTTGGAGCATAGGAATAATAGGTTAATTCCCTCTCATTAAGATACATGACAAATTTGCGAAAAAGGCACCTCTGTGGAATTTCCACAGAGGCTTGACACCTTTCTTTTAGAGCCTAATCTCGGTCTTCACTACTCCAATCAGTCCAGAATGTACAATCATTATAAGCTTTGAATCCGAACAACAGAATGTACCCAAACTTAGCACTCGGGAGGACAACCACAAACAGATTATCCAGATAAGGGTTGATGTAATCAAACACCCACTTATTCAGCTTCTTAGCCAGGAAAGTATGCCAATCATACCTCGCATCTTCTTGCAAGATATAATCGAACTTCTTTTCCCAGTTATAGATATGCTGGTGATAGGCGTTATTGATCCTATCAACGATCATCATAGCAATCGCTTCGATTGCCTCCTTTTGCTTACTTACGTAATCCTCATTGCCGTTATAAATAAACTTCATAACTAACACATCCTTTCTGTTAGAAGCAGACCTTTTCTGCTCTATAATATCATGAGTTATTTTTGCGAAAAACCTCTAATAAGCTGTTTATCTGAGATTGTGAGAAAAAAAAATAGAAGAGCAGCTAAAAGCCACTCTTCTACTTAGAACAGGTAAAATCTAGTTAAAAAACTCGAAATCGCTCATATAAACTTCATGCCTTCTCCGGATGATGCTACCGTCTTTCATATAAAAGCTATACATCAAGCCGTCGCCATTGTCCTCATACTTGACATCCTTCACCTTCTTCATAAACAGATTGTAACGAATGCCAGACTGGATTGTATTGACTTGCTCGAAAATAGCTCCAATCAAATAAATAGTAGCAATCTTCCAATAGATTTTGTTCATATCAATTCCTTTCTCTAGAATTACCTTCTATTAAAGGAGATGATAAATTTGCGAAAAAAAGAAGCCCTGAATATAATTCAGAACTTCTTCTTGGAACTAGTTAAAACTTAGTCCAATAGATCTGTCTTATAATTAATAAAATCGATTACAAGTATACTGCTACTACTAATGCCCATTGACGTCAACAACAACAGAAATACTAACCCATAATACCCAAGATCAAATGTTTCGGGCATATGGGTTGCTACCCATATGAATAACACAGTCACTGGGGTTAGCAATACCGCATAAACAATACCCAATATCGACAAAACTATAAACTTTTTCATCTTAGACTCCTTTCTAAGTCTAGTCCTATACTAAGGTGACTTTTTTATGCGAAAAACCAAGAGGATGTTTAAAAATATAGCTAACACCCTCTCGGTTAGAACTAGAAATCGCTCATAGGATTATGATAACGATTCGGGTCTTTCCTGGCCAGCCAATCAATCAACTCGCACCATGCATTAATGGTAACGAGCCCAATGATTGGAACCAACACAAAAACAACCAAAATATCTTTCATTTTCTCCTCCTTTAATAGATTCCCTTCTTCTATTAAGGAGTGTATTATTTTTGCGATAAGATTCTTAAAAATGAGCCTCTGAGATGCATTTTAAGGGCTTAAAAATATTGACCCCTAATAAGTATTAAAGGCCAAAATTCTAACGTCTTAAACGGCCTTACAATAAGCCGTTTACCTGGGGTTTTGTAAAAATATAAATTTGTGAAAAAAGCAAAGGAGTGAACATTTTGTCACTCCCAAGCTTTAGTTTGGGCAATATTAAAACCAACTAAAGTCTTCCTGATAAATATAATGATCTTGCTCGATAGTCGAACCGTCTTTCATATAAAATGTATAATAGACCGCACCCTCTTCATCCAATTCGAATTCAGTATGATCGACTTTACTCATAAAGTAATCATGTCTTAATGCGCTTTGCATGTCATTGATAGTCTCCATCATCTTCATCATAATTAAGACAGCCGCAATACCTTTAAGAACTTTCATAATGAAACTCCTTTTCATTGGTCAACATTACCTTCTATTAAGGGAAATGATAAATTTGCGAAAAAAAAAGGCCTTGATTTTTTCAAGACCTTTCTTTTGGTAAAACTGGGATTACTACTTCAGAATATCACCTACCTTTCCACCAATAAGCAGGATACTAAACAACTGCCGCTCAGTATCATTTTCGAACTCAATCTCGACCTTCATCCCATCATCATATCCATCTAGTTTGATGTTGGGAGATCCAGCGATTTTAATGAGTTGTGCGAACTCTTTTATATTACCATACTCAACGATAACGTTTAGTGTTACTTTCTCCTTCTTGAATAGAGTCATGATGACTCCTTTCTGAATATAGAGAACCCCATGTTCTCTCCTATAATAGAATGTGCTTTTCATGCGAATGCAAAAATAGAGACGCCGTGTAAATTTTACATGACGTCTCTTTAAGGAAGCTTTCAGAATATCTATGTTGGATGATTACACAAAGTTAGCTTTGGTCCATGCTTGACTGTATCAAACACAGACACACCCTGTATAGTCAATACCCCAGCATCATTATAATCTGTCTTGATCCTAAACTGAGTAAGGTAATTCATAGCCTCTTCTACCTTTTTAGGATCACCTATGTCGATGTGTCGGGCAATATCACATAGAATAGAACTGTAAAGACTTGCTTGATCTTCTGAATAGGCGTACACAATAAACACTCTTCTTTCTATAAAGAGATTATAGATCAATCTTTAAGATCTATAATCTCTTGTTTGCGTCTCTTCAAAGCCTCTATCTCATTTTCAACCACAGTCTTTCGTTTAGTATTAAATACCTTCTTAGCCTCAACATTCTCAGAGTCAATATCAAATACTAATGATCGGATTATTGAACGAATCATGATTTTTACTTCATCAGTCAGATCGCCATCGCCTAGCTGCTTATTTATTGCACTAAGAGCATTTTGACGACGCAGAAGAATATCATAGTAATCGAGTTTATTCTGTATAGTTTTGAGATAAGTCGTCTTTTCCTCAATAGTCGAATCAATCGCTTTGGCCTTTTTATCGATATATTTATTCAGTTCATTAAAATCAAACGGCATAACACACCTCCTTTAACCAAATGGATTCTGCTCTTTTAGTGATTTAAGCGTGGCTACGTGCTGGCGTCGAAGTTGAATAGTCATATTCTCTGTACCATCTAGCGTAGGCTGTTTATCTTTATAAGGATAATCTGGTTCATCAACATAAAGTTGCTCAACAAGCCATCGAGCCCCTTCGGTTTTAAATATTGAATGCTGTGAATTCTTAAAGTTATCAATAAGATAATTCATCCACGAAGTCTTGATATTATTGGCTGAATTAATTTTTTGATTATCAGACTTCTTTCTAGTCTCAGCCTCATAAGCCTCAATATAATTAGTCTGCATCTCGTTAATTATTTTATCCCAGGCCCAGTCCCAGTCTTCTGCTTTTGGTTTTGGATTATATTCATTGACGTTAATAGGCATATAAGCTCCTTAGAAAGATCCAGTATTCAGACGTTCTTGCAGACTTCTAGCCGTATTAGGTCCAAAATATCCATCCGTGTCAGTGCCTAGCTTACTCTGAATGGCACTTATGGTGTTTGGCCCGATATATCCATCCACGTCAACTCCGACAATCTCCTGAACTTTCTTAGCAAGCTGAGAATCCCCGTCTCCCTCATAGCTCATACTAACGAGACGGACATGGTAAGGTCGATCGTCAATACTCTGACCAGATATCACACCATCAGCCTCAGTCCCAAGAACCTCCTGCCATTTGCGAACGGTATTGGGTCCAGCCCAACCATCTACCGACAAAGACCCATCGTCTGGAATATCAATACTTCCTCCGGAGTAATTTGGTCGTCCACAACATACGACATCTCCAAACGACCTATTCCTCCGTGCGACACGGCCATTAAGAGTGTTTCCCTCAATGGTAGTATAATATGAGCCATGGTTAACTTCTACAAAACCAATATGGTCCGCTACACCATCGTGATTCCAGTCAAAGAGAATAATATCTCCAGGCCGACCATCACGAGCCCCAAGAGCAGCACCAGCTCGTCTCAGATCCCTAACGATGTAAGGACAATACGCACCAGGAATTCCGATACAAGGCACAGCAGCCTGATTAAGCACCCATGATACAAACATGGCACAAAATGCTACTCCAGAATGACCATAATACTCACCGTGATCTACAGCATACCATCGACCATATTTAGTTCCTGGAAGCGGGTCATCCCAGCGAGAATATCCAAGCTCTCGTCGCGCTACGTTAAGGATATCTTCTGCATTAGCCATTGAATTGCTCCTTTACTGGTTGGACGTCAGCCGGATCGACCTTATCCTGGTCATTAAGCATTTCCTTGTACAGACTCTCATCAGTATTAATATCTTTTACCGTACTAATCTCCATCATTCTCTCCTTTAGAATCTATAGTCGTAACAGTCGTTGCTGAGTTCTGACTATACATGATGCAGCCCGCGATAAGGGCTCCAATTGCATTAATGGTTACCATGATTTGTCGTACATACGGCAAACCCCAAGTCTCTCCGACAGTCCCTACAAATACGGCAAGGACTGGCAAAACTGTGATCGAAAGCCACTTCAATATCTTATAGAGGTTTTCAGGAATGGGGTAAATCTTCTCGTCCATTAGTTTTCTCCTAACTGTCGAATTGATAGATTGTCTATCATGTTCTTTAAGACCTTAAGATAATCTCGTTGATTATATTCTTTACTTTGAACTAACTTGCGATACTCGGCATATTCCTTTTGCCATTCGTTATATTCATCTAGGGTGAGCCAACCATTTGGATATCTTTCCTCGGAGCGTTCTGAATACTGAATGGCCTTCTCAAGAAGATCCGATTTGGTAACAAACAGAGTCAGGTCAGCAACATTACTTATAGTCCGTTTGTTATCATCATAAAGAGACTTCAAATATCTAACCCATTGCTTAAGTTGTATATTCTGTTTCTCTAAGGACATCTTCTTGAGTTTTGAATGACGCCTAAACAAATATAAACTAGCTCCAAGGATAGTAATTCCTATAGACAGAGTCCAGATGATAATATCATCAGTCTTGTCCGGAGAGTTTGAGATCTCTGTGAGAATACTGCCTACGGAGCTAGCTACTATGGTCGATAGAACCCCGACGAGTATGGCAATGAATGGTTCTTTTGAAATATCATCAGGCATAATCACCTCCTAATGATTATTAAGGTGTCCATGGTGTTGGAAGTCCACCCCATTCGAGCTTCGGACGATTAATATATGCAGTTGCTGTGTCTGTAGAAGCACCATATTTTCGTTCAGCATTGATGCTGACAACAAACTCCATTTTGGGATTTACATATCCGTAGAATGGGAAAGCCATTTCATTCCCTTTTTCATACTCTAAAAGAATAATGGATCGATGTCTGCCCCATTTATTATTTCTAGAAAAGTCATAATCGGTGACTAATCCATTAAAATCATTAGACCTAAAACTAATTTTATTATCATTACTACTAAATTGTAAACTAGTTCTAATAGATACATCATCGTTACTTAATGTAGCATAAGGATGATCCCCAAGAGTATACCAATAAAGAGTCCCAACAAACCAGTTATCACCTACAGGATTAAACATAGGATTTGAAAAGTCATACGTTTGGGTTAGTGCCATGTGATAATTATCTCGACCAAAAACTAATTTGATAGACTGATATGCGCCGTCAGTGTATTCATTTGAAAAACTAATATCTGGGTGAGCATATTTACCATAATCAATAGTCCAATTATCTAACGAATTAAACGTCGTATTCTTAAAAAGATTGGTTCCGTCACAGACTGGATCGCCATAAAATTCCATAAACCGCTTTAATATAGCTTCATAGCCGACTTGCTTGTTATGAATATCCATCTGTTCATTGCGAATGTCGTTCATCTCACCAGCAGTTATATCTCCACCACCAGCAACCCCAGTGACTATCATTTTCCGCTCGGTTTGGCCGGTTGTGGTGATGACTGCCAAATCTCCTTGCTGAACATTCACCGTCGTTGGAAGGAATATCCCACGTTCCTCAGACTCCACGAATCTGACATTAAGTCCATCTTTACGCTCCCAATATAAAAAGTCCTTAGTTTCATTCTTACCGTCTCCAAGTAATTTAACCTCCACATACCCCTTCTCAGAATTCCCAAGAGCTAATCCATATATTATTGATGTGTATGATGGCCGATCATCTCGATCAGTGCTATTCTTCCCGACCAAATCTCGAACCATATAATTTGGATTATTCACCAAATATCAACTCCCTTCATCAGTGAATGTCATTGTTGGAGTTATTTCTGAGAATGTGATTGTCTGAGTTAAAGGGGAAAGATTCAAGACAATCTTAGTAACCATAACTCGAAATGTCCTATATGTATCTGTAATAACGTCTTTGGTATAAATAGTCCCCACAGCCCCGCATTCGACTGGAAAATATGTGAACTCCTTAGTCCATGACCGAACATTATTTCCAGTAAGTTGCTTTAATCGACTTCGTGCTGCCCGAAATACATTTATGTGACTAACATCATCCAAAGAATTCGTTTCTTGATAATCGGATACAATATATCCACGCTGCTCTATATTCGGTGTATTCTCATACCAACCAACAACATCATATTGTGCTGAGACAGTGGTTTCATTTGTTTGCTCAATCTCACTCATAATTAATCACCGATATTTTTGAATGGTTTTTGGTTCTTATGTTCCTTATCCCCCTGCGCAGACACAATAGCATCATTTGGGGTGCCAATAAGATCATAGTCCATATCATTTCCACCACTGATAAGTCGTTCATCAGTAGTGAAATCTATAGAGAACTCGTTATTTCGACTGTATGGCGTTCGATATTCGTCTGCTGTGATAACTCCTAATGGCGTTACATCCAGACGATAATTACCAGACCATCCAACAGACATAACTCGGTGCAAATAATCTTCCCCATATTCCATAACTACTGGATTTCGATACATACTTCCCGTATTAGACAATATCACGTGAGCTCTCTCACAGAATTTCAAAAGCTTATGCAGAGTGTCTTTCTTGGAAGCCCATTTGTATACGAGCCAATTCTCTCTCCCTATTTGAGTCTTCAAAGCATATAAGACACTCTGTCCATCCAGCCTATAATTATGATTTGAATCGGAGTATTTGATCGTCATGGGAATAAATGTACCAAGAACATTCCAATATTGTCGATCTGGAATAGTATCGACTATGCGAATGAAATCCCACATATCTCCACCAGAAGCATCGGTATATTCAATCGTACTGGATACTCGTGTCGAATCCGTATGACTCCAAGTTATACTGCAACGAGCTAAGTCTTCTGAGGTTAATATCAATTCCCCTGCCGGAGCTCCACCAGTAAAGGCATCTCTTGGGTCAACCCTAAAGAATCTAAGGACGTGATTAACGCCACGATCGTCATAGTTAATATCAATCATAGAATCCACGTCCCGCCATAGTCAGCGATACGAACCATGGAGATATTCACAGTCGTATACATGTCGAAGTCCTTAGTTTCGTTCATATATCCATAACCGGGTTTACTGACTAGATCAACACTCGTGATCCCAACATATCCGTAGAACCCGTTTGGTGCTCTAAAGAAGGCTTTCTTTTGCAACAATGCATTCCTAAACGAAAGCGCCTGTGCATCCGGCACCATACCTTCTATTTTGATGTTATCGTCAATAGACTCTTCGTAGTAGACAGCAGCGGTACTATCATTCATAAGGTTCTTCTTAGTAACTGTCGAAGATAAAGACCGATTTGTTGTATATGGTGAATCGACATTACAACGCATCGTCAAAGCCCCTTGGTAACCATCGATGAACCAGATTGCCTGTGGTTCAAGCTTCTCAACCCAAGTCGGATCTGCATAAAACGTATAATGACTTGGTTTCGTAGCCCCTGTCGGTTCAAACACAAGTTGGAATTGAATGTTCTTAGCGTCATAACGATACGGTAAGGGCATTACGATCTCTGATTTATTGGACATAAAGGGTATCGGTCGTAGCCTAGTGCCCCCAGGAGTCGTTGGAATAACTAACCCCCCAATATACGTTCCATTATTTGGAAGAGTTAGTATGACTGACTGTGTATCTCGGTCATACTTAAAGCCTAAATCAAGAGCACCATTTCCACCGTAAGGTGCTTTCTTAATATTCAGGTCGCCCCTCAAGACGCCTTGAACTAGAGTTGGTTGGACTTGGACTGACTCGGAATACACCTCAAGTAGACCCGTTGCCTTATCGGCTGGCAGCACAGGCATCTTAGAAATTGGAATGTTGAAATATCCAATGAGATCCCCATCACCAGTAGCCATATTGGTAAAGCGAGGAGTGACCTTGTGACCATCAAGCTTCTTTAGATTTAGTCGGCTTCCAAATGACACAAAGGACATGGAGAACCTATATTTCATGCGGAAAGTACGAGTCTTGGCATTATACTTAAAGACTCCATCTTTCCCTGAGGTATATGTCTGCCTGTAAGGCCACCAACTGAATTCAAGAAGACTACATGGTCCAGTCCCGAACTCACCTACAAACCTGAAATAAAGCATGATGTTATGAGCGTCTGTAATATCTTTGATCTTCTCAAGAGAACATACATGGCCACCAATAACACACATGGATAGAGCACACCACATGCCGTGACGCTCATTAAGGCCATTCTGAAGTTCGAAATATCTACACTGAACCCCATAATTAGCAAAGAGAGGAATATTAAACTCTATGTGCTCTTCACCAGACAAAGCAGCAAAGGGAACTTCCTCTCCATCGTCATTAATGAATCCCAGAATTGATGGCTTAGGTATCCACTTATTATACGGATATGTCCTTGAGAACCCAAAACAGTTTGTGCCTGGGTTACCTGCATAACGAAGGTTCGTATCTTCCCCATTTTGATTAAATTGAGCGCAACACCTAAGTTTGTAATGAGAGTCTACCTCACGATTTGTCGTAGCATACTCATGAGCACAGACGAGCTCGGTTTGATAGACAATTCCCTCAAGCTGTCGAATGCTCTTAGATATGGTTCCGTGTTCTGGCGTATCATGTGGCTTCTGGAACATACGAGTCTCATTAAAGCCTTCATTTCGCTTTGGAAACATCTGGAAACAATCATGAGGAACATACCAAAGAATTACATTGGGATCTTCAACTTGGACACCTTCTTTAGGTAGTGGGACATAAGTTCTCTTTTGATTGACGTCAATCATCTGGTTTGAGTTATAATTCACCAGATCAAACGTATCATCATCAGAAACCTCAACATACCACTTGTTCTTATTGTCGTTTGAGCCTGGACGAACGTATGCATGTATTTGATCGGGCTGTAAGGCCGTGCCATAATTAATTAAGAAATCCGGATCATGCTTAGTTCGAAGCTCGTACAAAGCCCCGGGACGAAACATAATATCTGGTTTAGGTCGCCTCAACCAATCAGCCAACAAGATACATTCACCAGCATATGTCCTTAAATCCTCAGGGGAACTAATACTAATGCTATGAGCCGTAAGCCCTTTGCCAGTAACATCAAATACATAATAGTTATTTCCGTCTTTGGCATAAAGGACAAACGGCTCATAGTTATGGTACTTCATGGTATAGTCAAAGTGATCAATAGGCATCATACCAAAGCCACCAAGCTCATTGATCGACCCTTTACCGCTATCGGCAATTTCCGTACGATACTTGAACGGAAGAATCATACCGTCATGAAGAGACGCCCAAAAGCAAATTCCTCCACCACAGCATCCTAATATCTTTCCGCTTTTTACGGGTTTGCCAAGATAAAACTCAGCAGTATGAATATAACAGTCCTTACGCAAGCCACCCATAGAGAGGAACATTTCATTTCCCCTAGGCTCGCCTGCATGAGCTGCCTTAGCAAGACCAAAAGTATCACCATTGGTCGATTCAATGAGTGTTGCCATGATATCAATAACTCCTTCCTCCTTGGACCATATCATTCGCCCAATCTGTTATTCTTTGATCGACGAACTGTTGTGTAACGCCTGAACGGACATCGCCATCAATAATAACATTAGGCCTTAGATTAGCCAAATTATCATTGTACTTCTTTAGATCCTTCTTAACCTCTACAAGCTCCTTCAGAATGTTTTGGTCACGTGAATAAGCTATAGATTGACTGATGTTGGTGTTTCCGCTAATCCCATTAAGTGTAGATTGGATCTGTTTACTTCCATTTTGATAGTTTGACCAGTCAACCACTGGCGATACCTTCGGAGTAAACTCATTAGACTTGTTCATCTTTGAAACTTGCTGAATGACTCCAAGTCCCACTGCCTCTATTGACGACGTGACATCACCAGAACTCTTTAAGATGCCCTGCTTAAAACCCTGATTCCACATGACACCAAGATAGCTGGCTTCCCTAGAAGGTGATCGAATTCCCAAGACATGAGCAAGGGCGTCGATGACATTTCCACCAAAGCCCATGACGGCCTTAATAACATCGTTCTGTCCACCCATGATTCCGTTAAAGAAACCATCAGTAAACATCTTACCAAGATTGTTAGTACGACTTGTAGAATTCTGAAGACCTTCTGTAGCCTTATCCCCAAGTCCTTGAGCAGCCGTCTTAGCGCCTGGATACTGATTTTCAATACCCTTGATAAGGTTTGTGCCGGTTGCATTACCACCCTCGGCACCCTTCTCAGCCATCTTATTACCAGCATCTTCCACGGTCTGTTTGTACTTCTCAAAGGAATCTTGATAGTCAGGAATCTTTCCTTCTAGATTCTCATGACCTTCAGTCACACCCTCTTCAATATTATTAGGGAGTTCATCTGAGAACTTAATGCCGGTCGCCTCAAGTTGCTGACGTATCTCTTCGGAAGATGTACCTGTCGTACTGGCAAGCTCTTCTAGCTTCTCTTCAGTTAATGGTGATGTTACATTAAAGTTAGAAAGAGAATTCGTGAATCCGTCTTGAGATTCCTTAGCTCCATCGAAATTGGGAGCTACTTCTGAATATCTTTCTATCGATGAAGACAATTTATCCAGATTAGAAGCAGCGTACCCGATTTGAGTAGCTCCATCCGCCGTACCATTAAACGCATTAATACTTCCAGCAATGCCCTTTAGGGTTTCTGAAATGCTCTTACCAAGATCTGGATTAACACTCTCCCAAGCTCGAATATGCTCACCGAGATATGAGATAGCACCAGCAGAAACGTTAATAGACTCTGAACCAGCAACTGATCCATTAAGTGCTCGAAGACCAGATGCAGCATTCTCCAAAGTCCAAGCTATATTCTTACCGACATCTGGGTTGACACTATTCCATGACCCGACATGCTCACCGAGATATCCAATGCCTTCAGCGCATGCAGCAATGGCATCTGCCCCCCAACCACCAAAGTTAAGAGCGCCTATACCTCCGCCGATGCCTTGTAGAACCGATTTGATTCTATCACCGACGGATGGGTCGACATTATTCCATTTCTCCAAGGTAAAACTCAAATATCCAATTGGAGGAGCCAGCTTCTCCATTGCCTCAGCACCATTAAAGATATTACTTATACCGACTTCAGCTGTACCCAACGCAAGTTTACCAAGGATGTCCAAAAGCTTCTGTGGAGCCTTATCATCAAGAGTATTTATACGTTCAAGACATACACTCAATCTCTCAACACCATCTGTGACTTTCTGAACGCCTTCACCAATTTGAGCAGCACACCAACCAATGGCAACGAACATCAATGCAATAACAGCAAACAAAGCTATAATTATAGCCACGACAGGTATGGCCGCTCCAGCTGTACCAGCTATGACCCCAACTAAGATGCCTATCATAACTCCAATGACGACTAAAACGCCTATCATAGCTCCGATTATTGGAACATATTGATCAAGATGCCGTCCATCAAGAAGTGATAGTGCGGCAATCATAAGAGCCATGCATAGCATGACGCCACTGATTGCAGCAGCCGCTGCGACGGTCATTGGCAATGAGCATTTAGAATTGATCAAGATGAGCGCGACACCTATAACCGCAATCACTGCTATTATCATACCAACAACCGGGATGCACTTATTTGGATCTGGCATGATCATTATGATCTCAAGAAGTCCTTTTAATGCAAACATAATTAATGCCATACCTACGGCTGATGCAAATGCTCCGCCACCACCCTTTCCAAACTGTCCTGAGACATAAGTAAGGGCAGCAAGAACACCACCGAATACAATGATCAGCAAAGCGATTAATCCAACAGAAGCCAAAGTAGTATCGCTGTTCTCGGCAAAAGATGCGGCAAGCTCCTTTATAGCTCCTACTGCTATTTTGACTGCTTCGGTTAATACTAAGACACTAAGAGCATTCTTAAGGACTCCACTGCCTGCCTCAGCACTAATCTTATTGAGCAGTGCAACAAGCCCAGTCATGGCGAGGAATATTCCAAAGATCGCGGCAACACTTCCGATGTTAAAGTTCTCACTGCCAAGAAGCTCGTTCCACTCCTTAATTGCTTTAACAAGAAGTAATATAGATGCACTAATTATAAGAATGCCAGCACCAGATTTAGCCATGTCCTTACCGGCCTTACTGAGCACCCATAAAGCAGCTGTAAGTCCGCCAAGGAGCATAGCCACACGCTTACCACCCTCGATTAGCTTACCATCATCCATCTTTGCAAGAGCGTCAATTGCTTGCGTAAGAACGTAAACACCTGCTGCCAATGAGAACAAAATTACAGCAATACTTGCAAACATAGCTGCTCGTGCAAACACCGATATAGTGGTCTTCAAGCTGATGAAGACATTGGCAAGTTGTGTAAATGGGTCTTCACCGCTAAGAAGCTCATCCATTGTGGTCTTAAGGTCTGTATACTTGGTCAAGAAATATGTAACCGCCCCCAGAAATGCGCCAAGGAATATAATCGCTACAATTCCCTTCGCGATGTTTTCTGGTGAAATGGTTTGAAGAACATCAACACACTCGACGAGGGTTCGTATTGCTTGACTAAACCCAAGGAAGAATGCTGCAAGTCCAACCCATTTAACTCCCTTACCGATGTTATTTACACCATCTGCAAGATTTTTGATCGATCGATTAAGTTGTATTACTTGCCCAAGCGTCTTATCGGCAAGAGAACCGAAGACACTCACATGTTTATATATCATATAGATAATTAGAGCAACACCCGTTGTGGGGTTGAGGAAGATTGCTTTTAACACATCGGCTATTTTATAAACTACTATCCAAAGCGCCTTAAATACATCTCCAAGGCCAGACCCAACACCTGATAAACCCTGTATGAAGCCAGCGAAGAAACCCTTGATTGCAAGACTAATAATACCGAGCGCTTTGCCGAGATTAGTAAGGGAGCCAGCAATAATCTCTGGAATCATACCAATAATGCCACCAATGGCTTTACCAAGATTGATGGCACCACGTTTAATAGTATTAGTATTAATAGAGTCTAACAAAGTTCCAATGGTGATGCCGATACCTCTAATGCCGCCTTGGATTATAGCCTTGATTCGTCCGAATGGACTAGTGAGATCAGCTGTATTTGTCTTAACTCCAACTGACATGGCCGACTTAACACGGGCACAGAAGTCCGATACAGACGCAGTAATACCTCTGACTGGTGTCCGATCAAATTTCTTGGAGATATCTCCAACTAAATCGTCAGTAGTAAAGCTATCGAGATATGACCTAAACACACTGTCAATACCAGATGATACCTTCATTTGTGTTGGAGACTTTGCTTGGCGTTGAAGACCCTTAAACGCATCTGTCATCGCTTGGATGGGATGTAAGCCACCAACAAAATCGCCTATATGTCTTGCAGCACTCTTAAAGCCCTCTGAAACAGTTCTAGTAACAGGAGCGATCTTTTCCAGAACTTCCTCGGCATGCTCAATTCGATCTGCAAGCCAATCAAATGCATGGGCTATCTTATCAACTGCATCATCTGCAAATTTATCAAACGCAGTGAGTGGATCGTTGAGCTTATCAAAAGATTCATCTATTCGCTCTTTTGCCTTACCTGCAACACCCAAACGCTCTAGGACATTGTTAATAGCGGTTATAACTCGCCCGAATCCTCCAGCAATTGCAAGAACAATCTTACCGACGGAGACTGCAATTCGACCGAGAACTTCAGCAACTCGCTTTGCAGTATGCAAGAAAATATCTAAAGCCTTCTTACCGATCTCCAAAGCGTCCTTAAAGCCACTTAGGACATTATTATAATTCTGAGCAGCGATGGTGAATGCACGTTGCTTTCTAGTAGCCTCATCGGTCGAATTCCCCATGTCTGTGATTGCTTCAGAACCCTCATCAACAACATCATTTACATCTTCTTGGGTTTCCGCATAAGCAGTCTCGCATCCGAGAAGCTCATTTACTCTATTTTGAAGTATTTCGACAGAAACACCAGCTTCGCGAAGTCTGTCTATACGTTCTTGTCCGTTGCCCCAATCGCCATTAATAACCTCATTGGCGAGCTCAGTCAATCTCTCAACAGACTCTCCGACATCATCAAGTGCTTCCTTTGCACCGCCTGCCATATCGGTAATGGGTTTGAAGAAGTCTCGCATCGGACGAGTCATCTCTTCGATTCTTGCTGTGAATGCTTCAAAACGTGCTGAAAGCTCAGCCATGACCGTTCCAGCATTGCCAAATACTCTGCGAAAGATGTCGGTAAGAGGTGATAATACATTCTTTAATGCTTCAAACGCATGAGAGAGGCCATCGATAATTGCCTTACGACCGCCCATCTCAGCCCAAATACGGACTTGATCATTCCTAAATTTGGTATAGGAAGAGATAAGCGGATCAATGGCCTTATAGATGCTTGTGAAGAGCTCCGTTGATTCCTCGGCATCTCCGAGGATGAGTTTCATCGTCTCACCCCAGCCGGTACCAATAGCTTCTGCAACAGTTCCGGTTAACTGACTAAAGGTATTTACAACAGTTGCAGCTTCCGTGAGACGTTTTCCCCACTCTGTAGTCGAATCGGCAGCTTGGTCCATAGTCTTTAAGAAAACATCTGTAGTAAGCCAATCCTCTTTGAGAGACTCTCTAAAAGATCCATTTGCCGCGATGGCTGCATCAACATTCTTACCCATGGCCCGAGCATTCTCAATAAGCCGTTGTTGAAATTCAGGACTAGCCATTCCAGCTTGCAGAAGGGAATTCCAGTCCATGAGATGGATAACTCCACCCTGAAGTGCTTGTGAGACTTGATACTCGGCACGGGCAAGAGCCTGATTATTTGCACCAGCACCTGCTGCAATGTTTGACAGACCCTTAATTGCCCTAGCAGCCGCATCGACTTGGACACCAGCAGCTGTAAAGTAACCAATAGCTCGGGTCATATCACCGAATGAGTAGATGGTCAGATCAGCATACTCGTTCAATTCTTGCAGAGTATCTTTAATTTGCTGAAAAGACGTATCTGGGAGGTTGGCATGAATCGTCTTGATGGAATTCATCTCAGTCTCATACTCACGGAAACCATCGAGTATAGGATTGAGACTAAGGGCCTTAACCATCTGTATACCAACTTGTGTTGCCTTGGATGCAATGGTTGCCAACGCACTAATACCGACTACTTGCAGTGCTGAGAAATGTCGTCCTGATTCCTCGATGGCATCATTAAGTCCAGAAAGCCGTACCTTATTGGCAGCCTTCTCGATGCCATCAAACGCCTTCTCAGCGCCATCCGTATTAATTGCCTTCTTAAAGCGATTGAGCGACTCAGTTGATTGCCTGACCCCTTGCTCGAATTGAGCATTGTCAAACTTCATTTCAACAATTCGCTCATCAACTGCCTTTGTATTCTGAGATGCACTCATGCGCTGGTTACCTCCCCCCAAATATCTTTCTTAATTTGATCAAATATTGGTTGTATTGCTGGATTTATGAAGTCATATCCCTGAATGTACCGACCACTCTTAGTTCCATGGCCATACTGAATGTAAAAGACTATTGGTACTCCTCTGGACTTATTGCTGTTAGTCCAAACTAAAGAGAAATTACTTCCATTTTGATGAATCTCGTAAGACCATGAGGAGGCCGTCTTGCCTGTACGAACTGGGGTAGCAGCCTTTAGAGCATTAACACCCAACTGTCCATACTCGCCAAGTCTCTTCATAAGTTGTCGCTTTGACATCTTCGTAAGAAAACTTAAAGTCTTCCCAAAGTCACCTCTATGGTGAATTGAAATAGGCATAGACGACCTCCTCTCTACTAACCTCGCGAATGGTACTTAGCGCGACGAGCATTGTTGATGGCTGTGTTTCGACGCATTATCTCAGCTTTACTCATTTTCTTCGGATTGTTCTTGACATTGAATATTCGAAGAAGAGTCAACAGACGATTGAGATGCCATTTCTCGCATTCAACAGGAATTTGTAAACTAAACATTTGATAATAAATCTCTTCGGACGTAACAATCTTTGTCTTCTGATACTTAACCGGAACATGCGCTGGCATCTTTCTATCTGATGAAAAAGTGGTGGCCGTCATGGAATCTTCGATGTACTCACTGATCTTTTGTGAAATCTCGGGCGGTAAATAATTGTAGACTCGATCATCTACATTCTTATTTATCGTCATACAACGAATGTAATCATACATCATTTCAACCGTCTTATCAGTGCTTGATAGGAATGGCTTTTTCCATTTAGCTTCCCACTTTGACACGGATATTAAGGAATGTTCTAACATCAAATGCTGTGGTTTTATTATCTGAAATTCCTGTTTCTCTCGGTCGTAGATCTCAATCCCTGGAATATCTATCGATAACATATGTCTAGACAAGCATCTTGTCAGACTGGATCTTCTCCATTACCATTTTATTCTTGTCTGCATTCTTATTAATCTTATCAGCCAGAGCACCCATGTCTGGCATGATCGAATTAATAAACTTACTAGCAAACTCGGCATTAGTGAGGAGTTCGGCATAAATATCCTGATAGATGACCGTTTGAGTAAATGCGTCTGACAGCTCTTTTGACTTCACGAACCGACGACCATCAGCAGACTTCTCGCCGTATGCCTTGTAAAGAATGTTTGTGAAGAACCGCATCATCTCTTTAGCATTCTTAGCGTCTGAAATCTCCTGTAGGTATTCAGACAGCCCCTTCTCAGAATCAATCTCAAGACCAATAATCTCAGACTGATTCAGATCGAAATAGACAGTCTCCTTGCGCTCAGTACCATTAAAGTCCTCATAGATATCAACATAACGAAACATAGTAGTTTCCTTTCTATTTTGATTTAAATTAAGTAAAGAGTTCCTTCAGCTTCTCCGGCATAGGAAGTTGAGACTCAGTGGTCGCCGTTCCAATGAGGTAGTCCTCGAATGCCTTAAACTTAATCGGATCACACTCAGACTTGGTGACATAAATGTGAGCCGTATTACGATAACCAGGTACCGGTGTTGGTACAGTATCAAACTCCCAACTAAGCTGAGCGGGCTCAGGAGAATCATTCACAGTCTCATGATTCCGCTCAGACGGAGAAGCCGTAGCGCCATAGACAAGATGAATCCTATAATCCTCAGACCAGTCCGTCGTATCAGAACCAATATTACTACGATATGCGAGACCGAAGTGCTTACGAGTCTGCTGAGTAACCGTAACGCCCTTAACTAGCGTAATGCTACCATCACACTCCGCAAACTCAGGCGGATACATATATGCCTCGATCGTTCCCTTGAAGTTCTCAGCAGAACGGATCGAACCGTACTTCATGTTATCAGCCCAGATGTCATTAGCCTCTGCACCGTCAGGAGACTCCTGAACCGACGTCAAGCCATTAAACACGACACCGTTCTTATAGGCACCGTTATCGAATACAAACAATATACCATGGTCAACACCAAGCTCATACTTGCGCTCACCGATTGCATCCCATTTCAAAATAGCCATACTTACTCCTTAACTGGAATGGTAATTGTAAAAACATAATGCATAAGATTCTCGGAAGCAAATATTTGATCGAGTTTAGTTTGTGGAAACGTCCTCATAACCTTGATCGGAATGTCTATATTTGCTATCTTAGTAATCCAAGTAACGCTAAACATGTAATATGACAAATAAATCATATCGTCTGCCTTGAGTGGTATAATATCTTTCTCATGATACACGATACAAGGATACTTTAGCAAAATATCCGAGGGAGGTTGGAAATAACAATTCTTAGATCCTAGTAAGTCACAAAGCTTATTATGAAGCTCTAATCTATTGTCCATTCCACACCTCCCCCAGTGTCAATTCAACTCGCGGACGACTGACTTCAACGGATTGTATCTTCCATCGAACTCCAAGATACTCAACATACCGCATTTCACCAATATGCTTATCCAAATATCCATCAGAGACAACACTGATCAAAGTGCTTCCAATTCGAATCTTATCGTTCATTTCGGAAGTTGAGGTGAAAGAACGATGATTCTTTTTGACATCACCAAAATACATACGAGCAACTATCTTGTCTTGCCAGACGCCCGGCTCTACCTCGATTTGTGCTGAAAATCCAATAGGACCATAGAACTTCATTCTTCACCTCAACTTCCATTTTGATTTAAGCGTGCTTACAGGCCAGTGCGATCGCTGAATAGGGCTTCCTCAGCATACCAGACATACGAGTCTCCAGGAGGTACTTCTCCTTGTTGTAGTCGATGTCGAAGTCATTGAAGAAGGTGTTCTCGCCGCCACGATCACGACCGACACCATAGTCAGACAGATTAACGATGATACCAAGAAGATCAAACTTATTTGATGGAGATGCTCCCTCGATCTGGATACCCTCCATAACAGGAACCTCGACAATACGACTTACACGCATTGCAGAGGCAAGCTCAGAATCAGACTTGTAGAGCCTGTGACCGATCTTATCCCTGGCAAGCATCATCTGAGTGATAACATCATTGCAACCATAGAACACGGGAGTTCCGGAACCACGATAGTCCTTGCGGAACTTAACCGCAGAGTCAACAAGAAGATTGGACTTCTCATTAACGTCAGTCGTAGTCTCATATCCACCAATAAGACCCCAAATGCAATACGGGTCGTTGGTATCTGCCGCCTTATAAATTACAGGCATGACATTCTCTTCGTGGATCTTATCAGGTGCAGACTTGGCTCGTCCATCACCAACAAGAATTGCACGAGCCTTCTCCTCGTCAAGCATCATCTCCATCTCAGAACGGAGCAGAGCAACGACGTCAAAGTCAGTAATGTCGATAAGATCGTCACGATCCATTGCCTGCTTCTTATAAATCGTCTGAGGAGATACCTTCCTACTAAGCGCAGCAATTATCTCTTCCTGCTTCTGAGTTCCCTTGACATAACCCTTGGCCCTAGCCTCATCGGCAGTAATATCAAAGGTAACAGACTTAACCTTTGCGAAGGGTACATTATGAACATTACTAAGAACATCTGAAACCCACTCAACCGGACGGTTGATCATGTTAGGATCGCCGTCAGTCTTATAGTCTGGTGTAATAACCTCAAGGTTACTAATACTATGCTGCAAGAAAGCATTACTTAGCGTGCCATAACTAGAGGCATTAGCGAGGCATGCATTAATATCATCATGCTGAATTACCTCCCCACCGCTAAGAAATACGTAATCATCCTCATCCACACCAGTTACAAAATCGTTGTTCTCAAATGCATTATGACTCATACCATCCCCACTTCCATTTTGATTATTATCATCAACATCCTGTGCAGCATTTACCGCTGTGCCAACAATATACTCAGCGCATTTCCGCTTCTTATCACTCATCCCATTATAGACCTCCTGGAAATCAACGTCACTATAATCATCGAGATCAATATCGTTAGCACCAAGCTCAGAAGCAACTGTTGCTGCGCCATCAGGACCAAACTCATTTTCAAGTGTAAGAAGAACCATCGCACGTTCGTCATCTGTAAACGTCTTCCAAACATCTCGAACTGTCTCATTAGATGAATTATTATTTGATCCACTCGAAGAAGTATTGGATGAGTTGCTATTTGAATGAGCATTCGATGCCACAGGATCAGCATGCGTAAGTTCATCAAGTTTTATACCAGAATGAATAATCGCCTCTTCCTCTGAAATGTCTATAGTCCCGTCGCCATGTGCAAAGGTTATCTCCTCTATTGTTGCTTGCGGATTTGCCCCAGAAAGTACTAGACTGACTTCCTTAATCTCACCATGAATGACATTGGGACCTTCCTGAATCAAATGATTCGCATAGATCGACATAGCATCATAATCCCCATGCGCCAATGCCTGCTTAGATGCTATAGCCTTCGGACCCGCGTTAAAGCTTCCGTAGCCATAGATCCCATCCTCACGTCCTTCCAAGAGAACATTTCCAAGAATCAACTCCGGATCATTATGCATATGCCCCCATACGAGCGGGACCTTACGACCAGCACACTCAGCGAAGGCGCCATGACGAATGATTCGTCCGTCACCACATGTAACATCATTTCGAGTTACATAGCCTGCAAAATCATACTTCATATTCAATATCTCCTATTCCGCATTCATTACATCTGACACACTAATATCCCATGGAGAGCTAGTGTTTACTGCCTGAGTTCCTGTGGAATCTGTCTCTACAGGAGCCATGGTACCTACGTCGGACTGCATGTTACGATTGTATAGCATATCAGACTTTGGATCATCAGATGCCTTAAGCCCAAGCGCAGATCTAAATTCATTGGGTGCCATAATAGTATTACGACTAAGTTTATCCGCAGCCTCAGCAAATTGCTCAAGGCCAATAAGTTTAAACCGATTCATATAGAATTCGATACGTTGCTTCTGAGTTATAGCAGTCTTTGTCAGAAATTTTCGAGTAAACTCACTTGTAATTGTTGTGAGTATAGGCTCAAGCACCCGATTTTGATAATTTAGCATAACTTGCTCAGTTGCTGTTCCAGAGAAGACTTCCTCTGAAATACCAAGCTGAAAGTATAGCTGCTTAGTCAACCATTCGATCTGAGGCATCAAGTTTGACTCAACAGAACGATTGAGTTGGGTTATCTTTTCTGTTGCATCTATATATGCAATACCATACTCAGACTCCTCCAACTGATGCGTAATTCTATCAACCCGGTCAGCAGCCTTACGCTCCCTTGCCTCTGATGACAACGAATATGGCATTTGGAGAATGAGGTCAAGCTTAGGATCTGCATTACGATTATCGATATTATCAAGCAACGCAAGTTTAGCCGTTAGTCGTTTCAGTGTAGAGTTTGGTGCATTCATGACTTGATAAAATGGATTCTCAATAATTGCGGTTCGTTTCTTAAGTCGCCATATCTCCTCTTTTCGACCAGTAACCTCATTATACAAACGTATCTTAACTCGATCTGGTTGCCAAGCGATTATCTCACCGACTCTAAGTGACAAGATCTCATACGATCCTTTATCAGGATTGATATCTGTATATGTCGGAACGACCGCAACTACTCCATGCTCAAGAAGACGTGACACTATATCCAATCTGAAATCTCTACCGGCCTGATCGAGGTTGGCTGAGATTACAAAACACTGATTGAGCCCATCGTCAATGGTGTCAATGAATCCTCCGTTATCATTAACCCGAACATGCTCTATATCAACGGACGCGACGTCATTTGATATGCGAGTATAGATCGCCTCCACGATACTTCGAGTGTTTGCAGGAGACGGCACTAGTCTATCGGGACGTATAGTATCAGTTCGAACTTGATAATTAGCAGACACACTTCCATTTTGAAAGACATTCCAAGCTTTCTTAAACCTATCAAAGAAACCCATAACCACCTCCTTTCTTACTTGGCATAATACATACTATGATATAGTAGAAGAAAGCGCTATTGATACTGCATCGGCTATCTGCTCATTCTTAAGTTGGTTAACATCTGTATAAGTAGTGGACATTCCAGAATGGGTGATTCGCCTTCGCGACTTTGGTTTATAAAACATGTTCTCTACGTCGCGTACTTGTTCAGGAAGATAATCTGACTTGTCATTCTTATGTTCATTTGCATAATCCTGAGCAACTTTAGCCTTTTTTGCATATCTTTTAGCCGCATAGTGGTTTGCAGCAGCACCCGCCACACCTATACCTACTGCTGCCGCTATGGCTGGCGCACCGATAGCAGCTACTGCAGAACTACCTGCTACTATCCCACCATTTATAATACTTGAAACGGCGCCTATATTATATGCTCTAGAAATTCCCCTATGATTCCTAGCGATGGCAGCAGCCTTCTGAGCACCGGTTAAATTTCGTCCAGCTATCTGCATCTTACGCTCAGCACTTTTCACACCAATTGGTATCCCGGTTCTATCATACCGTCGCAGGTATCTAGAACGATTATAACTTGCCTGAGCATACTTATTACCCAAATGATAGGTCTTCAATCTTTGAAGAACACCCTGACCAGTTGACGAATTAGATTTAACATTTGGAGTAGCACTAAGAACACCGGACGCCCCTTTTGTCCCCGTACGACCACTATTAGGTCCTGTAGCAACCAAATGCCCAACACCACGACCACCGCTGCCGGTATCATACCGAGCTTTCCCAGCAGCAGTAAGAGTTCCATCCGCATTTTGATAACGTCGAACCCCATACTTTTGACCTTTAATCCCATGGTGCATCAAAGAATTACTCATATAAAACCTCCCTCTAATCATTCAAAGTTATCGATGAAGAGCTTCCACGCAATATATCCATCCATCATGGCAGCTACTGCATCGATCTTTTGATCTCTACGTTTCTTATATAACTTCCTGTTATCATTAGTGTCAACTAATGCAACACAATTACCCATACAAAATGACATTAAAGATTCGTCAAAAAGTAACTTACGAGCCTCAGATAGTTTCTTAAGCTCACCCAAAGGAACCGATTCTGTCCTAGCACCCTGTATAACCTTTTCTATACCATATGGTCCATGATCAATCGTCCAGCTTTCAAGAAATTTCTTTGCGTTATATGGATCATACCCCATAGCTCGAACATCATACTGCTTCTCTTCGATATGGGCTTCAAGATCTATATATACATCTTCCATTCGTAAAACAATCCCGTCCATGACGACAAGGCTGCCTTCCTGAATAAACTCCCTGTACTTATCGCGCAAGGGCTTGGAAAGCTCATCTTGGGTCTTTGATGAAATATAACAACGCGTTTTTATACCAAACACATCATCACCCAATGGAAACAAGAATGTAAAAGCACAGAAATCATCACCACGAGATAAGTCAACGCCAAGCGCACAGGGCATAGACCAGAAATCTTTATGTGAATGCGGGATAGTCTCCTCGTATGGGAAGAAGTATGTATATCCTTCGAGAGGTATTCCAAAACGCTTTGCTAATATCTCATTGCGTGTAGAAGGATTCTTCTCAGCACGCTCAAGATCATTTTGATATGCTTCATAGGAAACAGTCTTGCCAATGTTCGGAGAAGCCTTAACCCACATTTCAGGATGAGATACCTCATCAATCGAGTCTAACTTATAAAAAAAGATGGATGTGTGCAGGTCTAGAAACTCACCCTTCAGCGTGGAATACAACTCCATCTTCAACGCATCACCCACTGAATTACGGATGGTTCCTTCTGAACTTATACCAATAATCATATAATCTGGAGTCTTACTAGCACTTTGTTCAAGGGCAGTAATGACATCCTCACGAACATCACAGGATAACCATTCATCAAGTGTACAGACTTTTGCTCTTGATCCTTGAAGTTTATCAATTGACATTGGGCGCGTTTCAATTATGGAATTTGTAATGAAGTTCTCAATTCCCTTTTTAGTTCCTGCCATTTTGATTCGATTAACAGGAGAACCGGTTGTATTATTAAGTGACCCACTTCTGAAAAACTTAAATAATGGTCCACGAGCTCGTACCAAGGCAGTCTTGATTGGAATAAGAGTCTCCTCGGCTTGACGAATTGTAGGAGCTACAGCGGCTTGTGTTGTTGTCTCGGATGAAACACTACATTCATATGCATGAATGGCTGATGCGTACATAGTCTTTGCGCTACCGCGTGCTGTGATTATATATTGTTTATTTATTAAGCGACGCCGAACTAATTTCTTTTCATAATGCCCACCCGACCCTCTAAAACTAGGAACAAATACTTCACGCTCAATAAAGTAATACCAGCCGTATAGTTGCTCTCCCCATAACTTAAATGAAGGGAGTAATTCCATATCAGTTCCATCAACAAGAGTTAATTCATTCTCACAAAATTTAATCCACCCCTCAACTGGGATTGGATCATAGTATATTTGTGGATTCCGAATCCGCCAATCAATTCGGTTCATTTCTTGCTCAATCTCAAGACATATAGGAAGGTTTCCAGCCAACACTTGCTCGCGAAATTGAGCATAATACTTAGGCGTAGCAGTGTTTGACAACATAGTCTACACTCTTTGTTCTTGTTTACGCATACGCTCTATCGCCATACGACGGTTACGTAGCCTGGTAATCTCTTCATCACTCAAGCGATCATAACTACCGGTCCTTGCTAGTATATCTTCCGCATTCTTATGCTTCTCCTTGACACCGCCCATAAACTCAGCAAACTTCCTTGTTCCCTCAGAAAGGTTTTCGTTATCAGCAGCAGCAGACCAAGCCATTTTTGCTGCTGATCTAAAGACGGTTGATAGTTGATCTTGAATCACAGCATTCCGAGCATTCTTAAGCATCTGTTTATATGGCGAATTGTTATCATTACCACCATTAACTTCCTTGGGGTGATAGTAATTTCTAATCGACTCAGAACGCTTCGCCATCTTCATTGCAGCACGAGCCCGAGCTTGACGACTCTTAAGTTCAGAAATTGCTACCTGTTGTCTAGCCTTTTTCTCCAGACGTTGCGTCTTCTCAAGCAATCGTTGTTGCTTACGTATACGACGTCGTTTCATATTTTGACTAAGAATCTTTCGCCCAGTACCAACAGTCTCGCCTATTGAATGGAGTATTGGTTGCTTACGAACACCCCAACGCATACCAACCACGCCATGATGAACTAAATAATCATCTGCCATAGTATCTACGTCTATACACACATCTCCTCCTCTCATTCCGAAAATGCATTCAACCTAAATTCAAGTTCCTGAATCTCCTGCTTTATAGCTTCTAGAATAAATGAAGTTGTTGGAGGATCGAATACCAGTCTTGTCTTAAGCCACACATATGGCATAACCCCATTAAGGATTAGAGGATTGGTACTAAAATCAGTCCATGTCTCATCCCCGGCAATCACACGAAACGGCTCATCTGGGCCAACGCTCAATTCGTGTAGTGCTACGAAAGCCAGATTGATTCCTGTAAGGATGTCAGTATCAAAGGCGTGATAATCCTTGTCAATCCCCAATAACTTCTTGGTATCATTTAGTATACTATCCATATTATCTCACAATGTAATTGCATCTGCTCGAACATACCCATCTGGATGTTGAGTCTTATAAAACTCGTGACCGCCCCATGTATAAACACGATTCATCGGATCAACCTCGATGATTTCACCGCACTTCTTACAACCAACCACAACCTCTTCCTCGGCGGGATCGTCCGGATTTTTTCTTAAATACACAACTCGAACGGTCTTCTTTACATGAGCTTTTTTAAATCCAGACATAATCCCTCCTTCCATAATGTTGTATCTCCAGGGCATCTGGGTATATAGGTATCATCTATCATATCAAAAGAACCATAGTGAATCGCATTATGTGTCGCTAAGGATACGCATATAAGATTATCTAATGAAACTAGACGATCGGTATAATTCACAATATCTTCATAACGTATTGGTTCGATATGATGAATGATGATACGACTGTGTATGGGTCTATCGGGAATTGCTAAATCACAACCATTGTCTCGAAGTATCACCTTATTACGAATAGACTGCCATTCCTTACTTGCATAGAATGCTTGATTCAAATATCTTCGACCACCAAACGTCCGTTCACCTGGTGATGAATTCAGTCTAAGAAACTCATAGCGCTTTCGAAAATCAGGCAATTCCATCAAGGCTTTGTATGTCCTGATCATCATCACCACGTCCTTGATACTGCTTCATTGCTGCTATAGCATTCGCATATAGCTCCTCCGACTTCTGAGCCGAATCAATTGCGTCTTTCTTAGATTGAAGTAGTGCGTTCTCGCTCTTCAGCTTTGCCTTCTTAAGGGGCCGAAGCGGATCTGCAAATTGTATGGCATAAACTATCTCTTGACCAGTCGCTTCTCCAGAAATCAAGCGCTCTTCAAGCCGTTTTAATCCCAAAGCAGCGATTTGTTGGAAGCGATTGTCTGGTTGAAGGCCTGGAGGAGATGCTGTCGGTGGTTTTATAGGGTCTTGTTTCTTCCTTCTCATTTCATCTCCTATGCTTTTGGATAGAATATCTATAGTTTTTATTGACTTTATGGTAGGAATGGCTCGACTTGTGGGTAGAATTTTCTGGTTAGAAAGGAGTAAAGAACCAGAAGCACGGTAATCGAGAAGGGAACACTGTTTTGCCGAGCCACCCCTGCTATAAAGTCAATATAAACATCATCCCCCGGAATAAATTTAAAGAAAACATTGAAC